TTTTGGCCACTGCTTGGGTTGTGGTTTTTTCAAGCCTTGCGCTTATTGGGGTTTAAAACAATGAACATAGAACAGAAATTGCGTGATCACTTACGTGAAGTTTTGGAGTATTGCGAGCAACTTGGCTACGAACTTGGGTTAACCGGACTCGAAGCTAAGAAAGCCCTAGCCGCGCCAGCACAGGAGCCGGTGGCAAAGTACGCAGACCCTTTTACTTACATAGTTCAATGTTTGAACATGAACCGGTACTCAATGACCAAAGACGAGTGTATCGAATACATTAAAGAGCTGCGTGAAAAGTATTACCACCCCCAACCCGCGCCGGAATTTAAAGGCTGGTATTGTGCCCACTGCCAGCGCGGTGTTGATGCCTCGGAAGTTACCTTCAACGAACAGCATCAAGTGTGTGGGCGAGTCATCACCGATGATGTGCCACCTGCACAACCCGCACCGGACGTGCGGGAGTTGGAGCGCGATGCCATGCGATACCGTTGGCTTAGAAACAGAGACCTCGAATCTATAAATCAAGGAGGCTTATTTGCGGGAATGACACCGGACAATGTTGTTTTGAATGGTCGAGATCTTGACCTCGAAATTGACAGAGCAATCTCAGAGTATACAGGTGCACAATGAAACAGGATTACGACACTTTAATTGACCAACTCCGAACAGAATATCCTGCAACCTATGCTTTTACGGATATCCAGCATCCCGCGAGGGCGGCGGCTGATGCAATCGAAGAGTTGCTTCGAGACGCGCTTAGATATAGATGGCTAGCAAGAAAGGTAAGCGCACATAAACTCACTACCACATGGCAATTTGGTTTTCCGACGGCACTAACTCTGCCCGCCAGCGAACTGGCCATGAGTAATCCAGAAGTTGCATTGGGGCAATGTATTGACGCCGCCCTCGAAAAGCATGGGGTGAAATCATGAAAGAGCGCCCGATTTTATTTAAAGGTGAAATGGTCCGCGCCATTTTGGAAGGTCGGAAAACTCAGACACGGCGTGTTATGAAGCCTCAACCAATTTTGGAAAGCGTCTTTCTGGGTGGTCGTCAGCAAAATGTATTGACGTGGAGGGATGTGGCCGAACCGAAAGGCTGGATGATGCACAACATGTGCCCCTACGGCCAGCCCGGCGACCGATTGTTTGTTAGGGAGTCATTCAGCGGCCCGGACTGCATGGACAAAATGGGAGAACTTCCAGCCATGCCGCCGCGCGAATGGTCAATCGAGACGCCGATCTGGTATTGGGCAGACGGCGAGCCCACCTTCGGCGATTGGACAAAGCCCAAACCCAGCATCCACATGCCCCGCTGGGCTAGCCGCATAACGCTGGAAATCACCGGCGTGCGCGTGGAACGATTGAAGGATATCGGCGAGGCCGACGCAATAGCAGAAGGCGTGCAAACAGAAACAGCGGACCCTTGGTTTTATCACATCTCCACAGAGCGAAATGTCTACGATTTTGCAGCCGACGAACCCCAAGGCAGTTTTCGTAAGTTGTGGGAATCAATCAACGGCCCCGGCTCATGGGACGCAAACCCGTTTGTTTGGGTTGTTGAGTTTAGGCGGGTGCAGTCATGAAAGAACACTTCTGGAAATTCGTTGCTCATTTCATCGCAAATCGCACATGGCTGGTGAACTGGATCATTCGCAGCGCGGCCAAACGGCCTTACTTTCACCTCGATGGCTACATGCTCCGATGGTGGCTCACGCCTTCATGGTTGCTGACGAAGGACGAAAACGGCAACAGCATTCCCTACCCGTGGCTGCCCACCATTTTGAAGTGCCGGGTTCACCATATCTTGCGTGCAGATGATGACAGGCATTTACACGACCACCCAGCCGACAACCGAAGCATTGTCCTGCGTGGCTACTACGACGAGCAGGATATCTTCGGAAGATCAAACATTCGATCACCGGGGCAGACTGTGTTTCGCCGTGCCGAGTGCTTTCACAAAATTGCTTACGTCTCAAGCCGTGGCGTGTGGACACTGTGGTTTCTGGGTGAGCGCAAAAACGAATGGGGCTTTTTGGTCGATGGTCGGAAAATTCACCAAAATACATACTTGGGGAGAAGGTCATCATGATCACCACCAACCAAATTGAGAAGTTACTTGCCATCAATTCGCTGCCCGAGCGCTGGACGATTGCACAGTACGCATCCTTGAGAAACAAGCATCCAACCCAATGCGTTCGTGAGGTCACATTGAAATTGCAGCGTGGCGAAATTATCCGCGTCGATTCAAAAAAGAACGGCTACGGGAAATCATTGGGGATTTATCAGTATGCAAATTGACCGATTAATTGAACTGGGTCTGTATGGCTTGGGCTGGCTGGCAATAGTTATTGCGTTGGGGAGGTTAAACAAGTGAGTGAAAAAAAACACAGAAAGTACGACTGGCATGCTTTTTGGAACCGTTACTGTGAATTTACCCTGCACCCAGCGTGCCTTTTTCTTCATGGAATCACCATTGGTATTGCTATAGGGGTGTGGCTATGATTGACCGAGAAACAGCAGTGCAGTGGGCAAAGAGTGAGGGGTTTCAGCAGTCGTATTTGAGCCAAGGCTATTGGGTCGCAACGCCTGAGCAAATCCAAGCACTCATAACCCGCGCACAGAATGAGGCGTATGAGGAATCCGCCAGTCGGTCCGAATGCCGAAGATATATGAGCGAAAACTTTGTTGATCTTGCCCAAGAACTTCGCGAGCTAATACAGGAATTACCAAAATGACAATCGACGACCTGATACCAAAGAGCAAGGTAATTGAAATCGTGGCCAAGGTGATGAACCTATCTGAGCGCCATGTCGGTGACCGGATCTTAAAAAAAGGTGATTTTCCGAAGCCGAAAAGGCAAAGCGGGCGAACCTGCGTATACGCAAAACAGGACATTGAAAAGTGGCTGGGGGTTAAATAACGCACACAAAATGCACACAGTCTTTTGAAAGCCAATAACAGCAGGTCTCTCCGGTTCCTGTCCGGGAGACCATACTGTTTATACACACAGCACCACACAACACCACAACAAAACACAAACCAACTCAAAACCCTCGCCAGAAGCCACGTTTGACACCTTGCGAAAATCTCCAATACACTCACTCACCCACAATTAAACGCAGGATAACGCACCGCAACGCACACAAAGTGCACGCGGCAATGCACACACACCATGGCAAGTTACTACCCCTCTCGCGGCAAAGTTCGGGCCCAAGTTAATATAAACGGGCATCGAGAATCGAAGACATTCGACACCAAAACTGAGGCCAAGGCATGGGCAACCAGGCGTGAATATGAGTTGCAATCGGAAAATGGAAGTTCCCGGATCACGTTTCTTGAGCTGGCCAGGCTGTGGGTCAGGCGCTACCCCCAGCGCAAGCAAATTGACTGGGAAGCCAACCGGCTGGAATACCTGCTGGCCGGGTGGCTGGGTGAAGTCATGCTGCCAAAACTCAGCGGGGTGGATGTGGCCAAGTGGCGCGACGAACGGCTGGAAGTGAACGGCGCTGGCACGGTCGGGCGGGATTGGAACCTGCTGTCCTCAGTTTGTTCGCTGGCAGTCAAGGAAATGGGTATGTTGGCAAAGAACCCTTTCACCGGCGTTAAGCGGCCAGAACAGCCACCGCCGCGCGACAGGCTGCACACGCCTAACGAAATGGAAAGCCTTGAGTTTTTTTCGCTTACCCGGCCATCGGGCTCAATCGCCCTGCAAATCTACAAATTCGCGTGCCAAACAGGCATGAGCGCGGGGGAATGCTGCGCCCTAAATTGGGATCAGGTGGATCTTCAGAAAAAGATTATTCTGTTGCCGCCATTCAAAACCCGGCCGGCACGACAAGTTCCACTATCGAAAGAGGCCTTGAGTCTGCTGGGCACGCCAAGCCACGGCAGCGTGTTCAACATGACCGCTGCGCGGCTCGATGCAAACTGGCGCAAATTATGCGCCGCCGCCGCCGTCGAAGACCTGAACTTTCACGACTCCCGACACTTTGCCGCGACTTGGCTAAGTAAGAAAATCGACTCTTTGGCCTTGGCCAAGATGCTGGGGCACCGTGATTTGCGGATGCTGCTGAATGTGTATTACCGGGAAGATGCGGCTAGCTTGGTGGACAAACTAGATTAACGGAACTTTCCCGCAGCAAAATTTACTCAGAATTGCTCGGCAACGAGACGGGGAACAAGAGTGCGGCAACTGGATTAGCCAACACGATTGATCCCCAAACCCCTACCCTGCTTCAACCCCCCTCATTTGTTTCACCCGTTCGTTAAAGTTCGACATCACTCTTGTGATTGCCTCCTCTACCTGTTTTATTGACTCAGGCCCCGCCCCGTTTTCCTTCAGTTTTCGTTTGGTCCGGCCAAGCTCTTGAATCCTGCGCTCAACACTCTCGGCCTGCCTGAAAATCATCGCCTCAGGGTTGTCCTTAATGTAGTCCATGGTGCTCAAGCCGTCCTCCAACCTGCCCTTAATCTCAAGCTTGTGGTCGTTCATTGCCCGCAAGTTCTCATAAAACTGCCCGGCCTGTGAACTCTGGCTGGTTGTGTTGCCATAAAAGCGCCCAAACAACGGCACCTTGTATGGCGGCAACTCCTCCCCCGTCACCGATGTTTCACCAACCTGCACAATCTTTGAAATTTCCCGCCCTACACCGCCTGTCAACTGAGAAATAACATACTCCAACTGGTCGGGCGTTGGGCTGATCAACCCTTTCGTGTAATCAGAACCGCCACTAAGGTAATTCAACGCCCGCGACACAGCTACCAGTGATTCAATCGAATTGGCCTTTGTTCTGGTGTAACCGGGTGTCGGCTTGCTTGGGTTGAAATCCTCCCTGGCAATGTTTCGCCCGGTAAAGTCCGTATTCTCAGAAAGCGCAACCATCGGATCAAGCACTGTGGGCGCAATGGTCTGCATCAAGGTGCTCGACCCCACCGGGTTGAATGAATCAATCATCACCTTAAACAGCCCGGCCATGCTTTCAGTCACACCTTTCTGTGTGCGCCCCATCAGCTGCTCAGTGATAATACGTCCCACGTTTGGCAGCACATGCAAACCCAGTGGCATGGGTATGGTGATGTACTTGCCGCCACCTGTTGGGAAAATCAAGTTCTTCTCGCGCACAAACTCAGGTGGGTCTTCGTCATCAAAACCGGCCATGCCCAGCAAAATAGTTTGGGCCGCACCCAACAGCATGCCACCAGCAATAATCTGCTTGCCTTTGGGACCCTTCAATGCCTCAAGCATCCGGGCTGTACCTTGTGTGGATGCATTAAAAAACGCATACACCGCGCCCATCTGGGTGCCAATCTGTCCCTTCCTGTTGAAGTTAACCGTCAACTCTTTGGCCAAGCTGGCCGCCTGTTCATCACTCAATCCAGAATCAAGCGCCGCCTTGAATGCCGACAAACGCACACCGTTTTCAAGCGTCTCGTTGTAATCACTGAGCCAATCAAAAAGTGGCTTGGCTGTATTCGAATACACCTTTTGCAGTGCAGTCGGATCGAGCGCCTCTTTAAGTTGCTTCTCGGTGCGCTCCTTTGGTGTTGAAAACATATCTCTGAATCCGGTCTGTCCGCCCGTATTCTGGAAGCGCTCATACAAATCAGCCCACTCGCCATTCACAATGCCGCCCGAACGATTGGCGCGGGAAATTTGATAAATCGCCTTAATGGCAGGCAAAATCCCTTTCACCACCTGGGCCTGCTTGCCCGCAATCTTGGTGCTGGTAAGGTTCAACAAAGCGCCTTGGGTATCGCGCACCAAGTTCACAATACCGAAGATCGGGTTGTACTGCGTATTAATGCTGGCAAAGTACCGCGTTGCTTGCCCCACCACACCCAAAGCCCCCTCAAGCCTTGGAGCATCCAAATTGCTAAGGGATTCGCCCATACGCCTTGCACGCTCATTCTCTTGGTTGAAAACAATGAACTTGTCTTCACCATTTAACCGAACGGCCAGCGCATTTGGCAACTCGGTTAGTTTACGGTTCGGCCTGCGAATCGCCTTGCCATTGGGCCGCATCTCTTCCGTGTAAGGCTGGCGTGAAATTTCTTCGGCCAAGTCTGCATCAAGGCCCATGGTCTCAAGCTGATCGCGCAGCCGGGTGCGCTGCCCCTCGTCTTTGTTTAACAGCGGGTCAAACACAAACCAGAAATCATCCTGCGGGTTTTCCAGCGCCAAGCCCATCAAAGCCCGGCCAACCTCAGCCTTTTGGGCTCGGCTGATTATCTTCTCCCGCTGGTCAGCCAGCGCAGAAATAATGTTTTCCACTGGCTTATCCGAACCCAGCGCCCGTTTTGTAGTGGCACCGCGGATTGAATAACCCTGCCCCCTGCCGTTGTAGCTTGAAGACTCGCCCCTCAGCAAAGGTACATAGTGCTTGTACGCCCCCTTCATTGAATCAATAGTCGATTGCTTTTCAAGCCCTGAATCAACCATCATCTGCATGTTGTCGCGAGTAATCTGATCAACTCGCTTGGCCAAGGCCTCAAAGTGTCGTCGCTTGTCCTCGGGCAAACCCTTCATGTAGCGCATGGCATCTTCAGTTTTAATGCCTGAACCACCATCGGGGAACCGATCATTCACTTTTGCAATCTGCTCGTTGCGCTCAGGCGCGTGCCTGTTCCAAAGGTAGTTTTCAAACTCCTGCAGGTTTACTTTGCGCATGCGCATATCATCAAGCAACGGCTTCAGCTGCTTATCCAAAAAGTCTTTGGATTGCTTCGCCGCCTTGCCGTGGTAAAGGCTTTCTTTTTGGTAGGCGTTGATCGTGTCTTCCAGCTCACCGGTCTGCTTGGTGATGGCCTGGCTTACGCGCTTCAAATCAACGTTCTTGTCTTGAAGTTTGTAAATAACGTTGTCCAGCCTGCCGGGTTCATCGACCTTGAAACTCGCTCGCTCTTTGTCAGCGGTGCGGCTGAACCGAATATCGGGATTGGAAGGGTCAAAGGCCCCATTGTTGCCAGTGGCGGATTTGATTTGCTTTGAATCAAAGGCAATTACCTGATCAAGCTCCCCATCCAAATACAGCATTGCGCCATCATATTCCTGCTTTTCCAATTTAGCTCGGTCCAAACCACGATAAAGGAAGTTCTGAGCCGCATCACTCTCAATGTCGTCAGCACGAACCACATACGGATTCTTGACGCTTAAATAGACCGGATAGATCGAACCTGCCTCACCAGTATCTCCGCGCAAATCATTGGTAAAACCTTGGGCATAAGATGCATCAGGTGTGAAATAGATACCGTCGCGGTTGTTTGGTGTTTCAAATTGGGTAATGTCATTGCCTGGTCGAGTGCCGTGATAAACCACAATCGGCTTACCTTCAGCATCCACCACCTTACTCACTCGGTTGACTTCATCAAGCATGTCCAATACACTTTGGTTCATGCCCGCCTGGGGGCGAATACCGGTCTCGTTCGGGTTCGCACGCGAAAGCACCGATGGCGGGCTTTCTATTTCCATCGCCTCCACGGTATAAATTGGGTTTGGTTCTTTCGGGCCTGTTGTCTCCTTCACCGTCAACTTCACCGCACGCAAGCCGCCATCCACACCAAACATTGGTGCAATGTAGCGATGAATCGCCCGAATAGTCGGCTCGCCTTTACTGTCAGGGTGTGAATGGTCCAGAACGGCGTTCTCGAACAATTTATCAAGGTTGGCAATGGCAAGCGCGTGATCCATCATCGATGTGGATTTGTCCCCGGCTTTCTGGCTTGCCATCTTACGCAAATTGTTTCCTGACACCATGCCTACCAGCTTTGTTGCTCTATTGACAATCTCATTGCCAACAAACTCCTGAGCAATATTCTTAGCATCCTCAAGGCCTGAAGCTGTGCGAGGCATGATTGCCTTCTGGGCTAACTTCCAATCCCCAAACCACCGCTTAAACTCGGTACTTTCAGTGATTGCTGCGCGACTGAATGAAGGCTCAGGCTTGTCACTTCCTGCCTGCTTGTCTACACTTCGAGCACTCCCCGGAATCGTTTCGGACGTAGGACGAAGGGCCTCAAAAGTTGAGGCAGCAGCAGTCGCCGGGGGGTAACCGCTTATCGCGCGCCCCCTGTAAATTGAAGGTCCGCCATCGCGCCCTTTTCGCACCCAGTCCCGCGCAGGAACAATGAAGTTGCGCACAATCTCATCGTTAGTCAGTTTCAAGCCATCAAAGAAACCCACGTTATTACGTAACCAGGTGCGCAACGCAGCCACCGCCATGCGCACAAAACTGATTTCAGGCCTTGTTTCGGCCAATTCCGCCAGCACCTCTTCGGCAGCTGTCAGCCTTCCATTATTGCTTTCCAAATCAAGTCCATATTCCTTGGCCTTGGCTTGCATCAGCTCGGGCCTTCTCTTGGCCAAGTCATTTAAAACAGGGTTAAGTGCCTTTCCAAATACCCCACGCAAGCCGTAGTGCCCAAGAGCCTCATGGAACAGCGCCTCAGCAGCGCTTTTCTTGTCTTTCAGTTGACCAGCAACAAGCCACACTTTGCCCTGATAAAAAAATGCGCGGGGCTCGCCGCTGGCACCTTGTGACTTTTGAACCTCGTTTAATCTCCGCACCGCACTGGGCGTGGCTGGGTTACTCAGGCTGTCAAGAACAACGACTTCGGGCGCATTGGCCCAGCCCTTAGTAATGCCATCCGCAAGTGCCTGCAACTCCACCACAGCAGAATTATCAGCCCCACCCCCGCGCTGGAATGTTGGCTTGACAACATCCGCCGGGCCAATTACATTAGCGGGGAGCCTTTGCTGAAGCTGAACCATCCAGGGGAATTGGACCCCGCCGATCGTAGCCCAAGCCGAGGCTTTTTGTTTGTCAAAATACCTTAACAGTCCGGCATCATTCCATCGGCCCAATTGCTCGATTCGATCTTTCCCGTACGCGCTTGCAAGCAAATTCACTTCGAAACGCTTCAGCCTCACATTTGGCCGAACCGCCGCAATCACAGGTGCACCATCACGCCACATGCTGGTTAAAACTACCTTTGCGCCGGGTATTGAATCCGACTCAAACACCATCACCGGGTTTTGAACTTCCTGCTCAAGTGCTGCAATCTCAGCGCGTGTCATGCCGTGGTCATAGTGCATCTTCGCAATACGATCACCCGTTGTGGCCAGCGGCAATTCAGGCATTCCCAACGCCGTTAGAACCGGCGCATCTCGAACAACCCCCACCACCTCAGATTCTGGCAACGTGCCATCCAGCACCATATCCACTTTCTCGGCAAATCCCTTGGAGCGGCTGAACATGGCCACACCAGTATCAGTTTCTTTTGTTTTCAGAACGGAAATAAACTTGGCAATCGCAGCATTGATAGCCTTCCTTTCCTCGCCATATGGGAATGGACGCTTTGCGCCCCACGGCGTCAGAATGCCAAAATTCTCTGGTGCATAGTTCAGGAATGGGCTTCTGGCACCTTGTTGTGCAATCTTGTCTTCAACATAGCCCTGAAAGGCACGCGCTGCCATTTCATGCGGGGTGGTCCAATAATCCTGACCCCGCCCTTGATCTAGCTGCCTTGCGTCCATGGCAAACTCAGTGGGCACACGCTTTGTTTTTTTCTGCCCTGCTTGTGCCTGAGCAAGCATCTGCAAACGCTGACTATAGCGATTCATCTCATCGCGAAGGCGGTCCATTACACCGCTCTGCTTGCCTGAGTCAAAACCACTTCGACCGCGCACAGCCTTATAAATGGCGCTGAGCTTTTCAAGTGCCTCATTGCTCCAGCGTCCACCAAGAGCGTTTTTGCTGTCAGGTGTTTGCACAAAAGCAACTTCAAGAGACTCGCCGTCCACAATCTGCTTGGCTATCGTATCGAACTCAGCCAATTGTTCAGCACTTGCGGGTTTGTTGTTTCGTTTGTAATAACGCGGGTCTTTTTGTTCCGAAAGGTCGGCGCGTAATCTATCAAGGCGTTGCGCCACATCTTCACGCGATCTGGCCACAAACTGGTCTGCCTTGGTTGTGTCTTCAACATACTGTTCGGCCTTGCTGAACATGGTCTCCATCAGGCTCTTGTATGCATCACGCAGCTCCTCACGCACGCCCGAATCTCTGCGGCTAAAACCACCACTGGCCATGTCATTCTCTGCACCTCGAATATCAAAGCTCCGGGTACCGTCCTTGTTGATTTTCCATTGGCTGGCGGCCTTCCCGTCCTGGCGACCAAAGTAATGATCCAAAGCATGAAACCACTCATGAGCCAATGCCCCGGCACCATTCATCTTGGTCAGGTTAATAACAGCACGCTCGCGTTCATAATGCGCTTTTGCGCTACTCAGGCCTTGTCCTCGGGCACCAAATGCAAGTGCCAAATCACCATTCAAGCCAATCGCCTTTGGTGGAATTCCAACAACTTCAGCCAAGTCCAGAAGGCCATCGTAAGCGGCATTCATAACTTCTTGGCGTTCGCTCTGGTTATTCCAGTTACCAAACTCCACACCGCGCAGGCCAAAAGTCTTCATGAAGTCACCGCCTTCAACATCGCCATTGCGTCGCGCCACGCCGGTGCGGTCAGTTCGATCTGGCGTTGGTAGGTTTGCTTCACCAAAGGTGGTGCTGGTTTCAAGAATGGATTGTGCATTTTTGGCCATGTACTCCATGGCAGCCACTCGGCTTGGGAACACCTGGTCGACCACTTTCACGCGCTTGCGGTCTGTGACATCGCGCCAAATCTCGTAGGTGTACTCACCGTCTGCACCTATGCTACCTGTCGGAATTGCGCGGTGCTTAAGCGAAACCGCAGCCAAAGGAATGGCATCGAGAGCGTCTTGCTCACTCGCAAAAGTATTCTGGCTGCCACCAACTTGCCGGGCTTGGCCCATCCAATCTTTGTTGCGGCTGTCACGCATAACCCAACGGCCAGCACCGTCACCCGCCACAATCTGGGACACCTCAAAGCGCCTTGCCCAAGTGGGGCGATCGTCCTTATTTTTCGTTGTGCTTGCACGGAAACCGGATGCAGCCAAATCCTTGCGCGCGCCACCTATCTTCTCGCCCAAGTCTGTGATGGCGACACTTGTTGCAGCTTGCGGTTGATTTTCCTCGCCAGTACCTGGGTCTACCTCACTTTCGTTTATCGGGATTTCGGTACCAGAATCTTTCGTTTTGTCTTGGCCAGCATTATTCAACCCAAAAAACTTAACCCGGTTGCCCACCGCGCCCGCTGCTTTCAGCGCATCGCGAATCTGCTCAGGCGTTGCATCCTCGGCCACAATCACATCGTCGCCGGTTTCAAAATCCTGCGCCGGTTCATCCCCGATATAAATCACACCCTCTTTAACGGTCACCGGCTCCGCTGAATTGGGAGTCATCCCGACCGACAAAGCCATGGGGGTCTTTTCAACTGCACGCGCGGCCTTGCGCTGCTCCTTCTTCTCGGCCTGCCTTCTAATTTCCGCTTGTTCCTGCACCTCACGGGCAGACAATGCAGGCTGCGCTGGAAGCATTGTTTCAGCAGCAGGTGCAGTGGGTGGTACCGGAATAGCTGGCGCGGCTTCTGCCTGTGTTTGAAAAGCCGAACTCTCATCAAGCGTTGAGCTGGGAAACTCCCTAACCAAAGGCAGCAAGTCTGCAATCGGCGCATCCAGGCGAATCACCTTAACTGGCTCGCCTTTCTCCTTCTTGGCCAACCACTGGTGGTGTCCGTCCACCACGTATCCATCACCGGAAACAAGAATCGAACGGTCGCCGCCTTCAAACTGCTTCGCCTTTTCCACCTTCTCGCGAGAAAACTCCGCTTGGGTCGGCTTCAAGCTGTCAGCACTCACCTGTTCCTGCTGGTGGGCAACGCCCCTGGCATTCAGGAAGTTCACCATGGCACCGCGGTTCTCAGCCTTCACTTGCGGCATTTCGGCTCGTGGAACATTCAGCGTTCCACTGTCAGGGGTGAACACCTCCCAGTCCTTATTGGCAGCCGCTGGCTGTGCTGGTTCAGGTGAAGCAACGTCACTTTGCGTGGTTTGGGGTACCGACATGGATGTCGGCACCATCGCCGGGGCAAACGCCTCATACCGCTTCAGAAAACTGACCTCAGCCTCGGTAGGTTCTCCACCGCGCTCCGCAATGGCAGCCTGCATCGCCTTGATTTTCTCGGTAATCGGGTTCTTGCGCCGAAAACCTGATTCAACAACAATTCCAAGGGCGGGCGTAGTTACACCCTGAGCCCCCGCCCTTGCGGCACTTTCAAGGCGCGCCTGCACGGGGTCAGGGGTTAGCACCCGCTGATTGGCAATATTGGCTTTTGTGTCCAAGTCCTGCTCAATCTGCTCGCGCGTAATTTGACCGCGCTCAAACTGGCTCACCAGCATCTGGGCTGCAGGTGTATTTGTGTTGCGTTGCTGTTCAATGAATGTGTCAACCCGCGATACCGGTACCGGCTCAACGCGCTTCTTCCCTTGGGCAACCTGGTCATATTGAAAGGCACTCGGCTCGACGGCACCAACCTTCACCGATCCCCTCGAATTTGATACGCCATCAACAAGTATCGACTCACTCACCGGCGCTTCGATCTTTGCCTTGGGTGCGGGTACATTCAACTCTTCGGGTGTAGCAACCCGGTCATAGGGCTTGCCAGCTCCGTAACGTTCAAGAAATGAAGCCTCGCTTGGGGTGGCAACGCCACCACGAGCTGCGATGGCCAGCTGGATTTCGCCAATCTTTTTGTTGACCGGGTTGTTTGGTAGCCGGGCACCCGCCGCAGCTGCACTTTCCAAGCGCTGTTGCACGGGGTCTGGTTGAACCTGTACACCCTGTGCTGCGCTTTCAATACGCGCGGTCGCTTCTTGATTGCCCTCACCCGGTACATACGCAGTTTTGGGTTGAACAACAATTCCGATGTCCTGTGCTGCAATTGCGGCCTCGATCGCCTCGTCGGCAGTCTTTGCCTTGCTTATCAACTCAACAGGCGAAGTGAGGGCAGAAACGCCACCACCCATCACGCCACCAGTTACCGCACCCATGGTGGCAGCACCGGCCACGCCTTTGAATGGATCAATCTCCGGGTTGTACTCAGCTGCCGCCCTATTCCCCTCAAATTGCGTTACACCCTCCTCAACAGCCTCTTGTGCGCCTTCTGAAACAAAGCCCTTCAGTGCGCGCGCAGCAACTCCACCGGTATAACCACCAGCACCGGCCAGCAGCTTTTCCACACCTACTGCACCAAAAGCACCGCCAAGCAATGCAGGTAAAACTGCAGCCTTCCTCGCCGCCTTTGTGGCCAATTCCTGCTTGGCTTCGTCTTCGCTTTTTCCTGCCTCAACCAGTTGGGCAAATTCCGGTACCGCCGAAATAATCTCGATGGGCGTATCCATCACAGCATCGTATGCACTGCCTGCAGCGTCACCGCCGCCCATCGCGGCACCAGCCGTAACACCACCAGCACGGCCAGCAAGCTGAACGGCCTTTTGCCCGCCACCCAAAGCCCCCGCAATCAGGCCAGCGCCCTTAACCGCACCACCCGGTACAGCAAACGAACCGATTGCTTGCGATACAGCAAGCAAGGGGCTATCCACCACGTAATCCAGCACCGCGCCAATTTCTTCGCCAGCATCAATGGCGTTGGCCAGCTTCGCCTGGAACTGAAGTTTGCTTGCCTTGACTTGATCGGATTGGCTTTCTTCACCGCTTTGGATGAATCCCTCAATCGCTTTTGAAACCCGATTGCCCGGGCTAATGAAATCGGAAACCGCCTTAACGCCACCGGCGGCAGCATTGGCCACCTCAATCACGTTGTCGTTGACTACACCGAAAGCACCGCGCGGGGCGTCTTTCTTTAGCCAGCTATCGGGAAGGCTCGGATCCCCGCCTTTGAACACATAACCATCAAGCTCTTGGCCCTGCTTTGGTTCGGCTCTGCGCCAATTATTTTTCTGTGAATAATCGCCGCCCTGGAATACATAGCCGTCAACGAGATCACCAGGTTTAATTTGTTGCATGGGAATTTAAAAAAGAAAGAGGACACCCCGCGATTGGATGCCCTCAGCCTTAAACCCTCAACCTTTGATGCACTGATGTGCAAACTACTTCCTCAATTTGGCCTGTAATTCCGAATACTGAGCGACCAATTGTATTTTTTCTTGATCGGTCGGTGCCTGAACAATCTGCATTTGAATATCGGACATCGCCTTTCTTATCTGGTTATTAAAAGCGGTTTTCACTTGTTGTGAATTCGTACCATCAACAGGCACAGAAGATGAGGGCAGATTGCCGGAAATCAGGCCAGAATTTTTAACCGTGGCGCGTGGGTTTTCTGGGTTCGTTGATTGAGCTGAACCGCCTCGAAATTTGCTCCATGGCCCCTGTTCCTCCTGTTGTGCGCTTGGTGCGGCACTGCCGCCCAAAATCGGAGCGGGCATTAAGCCATTCGGTGTTTTGATGTACACAGCTTCCGCACCCAGTTCGTTTTTCACGCTCATGTATTCCGGCTTTGCGCCTGTCCTGCCTTCAAAAAATGCAATGTCTTCAGCCAGTTTTTTTCGAGCCTCGGGATCGGTTTCATTCAGATAACGGTTTTTCATGGCCAACAACTGTTCCCGCTCTTCGTCAGCAGCTGACTTCCTGCCTGACGCTCGAATCTGCATGCTTGTAAGCTTTTCCCTAGCCGCCATTTCTTTATCCGCCTGCTCAGCGGTGAAATTTCGCCCACGCTCCAATTCCTCACCGCGAAGCTGGTTATCCAGCACAGTATTGCCAATGCGCAATTCGCTTTCACGCTCCATGTTCTGGGTGTCGTACTGCTGTTTCAGTTCCAGAATTCGCATTTGCCGCGACTCTTCAGCCTTCGCCTTCTCTGCTTCAATATTGGCCTGCATATTGGCCGTGCCAATCTGCTGCATGGTTTGCCCTGCGCCGCGCAAAGCGCCACCAATCAACCCTTTCATTGCATCGCTCCTTTAATCAGGCCGCCAGCAGATCCAGTAGCCTGTGCAGGCTGCATGGGCTCAGGGCTTTGGCTCGGTTGCTCGTCAGCACCTTCCATGCTGTTGGCCAAATAGCCAATGTATAACTCCATGGCCTGGCCAAGTTCCACGTCTTCCACGTTTGCCATGCCCGCCTCTTCAATAAACTGGGCCAAATCCGTAATCAAGAAAATGCCAGCAGGCACCAACAATTGCGGGGGCAGCGTTCCGTTCGATTCACCAAACAGCGAGCCCACCACCACAAACACCGTTGCAGCCAGCTTCTCTGGCATTGGGTCAGGGTTTTGTGGGTTGAACTGCTCATCGAACTCTGCTTTTACCTCCTGGCTGTACATCAACTTCTTACCGGCCACCACAATGCGTTCCATTGCGCCCTGCAATTCTTTCGGTACTTGAATCTGGCCTTGCAACTCCTGTGGGTTTAGTTGTTTCATTTGGTAAATCCTCGGTTGTACCCACCACTACGGCCCGGAACGTACTGAGAGTTGGGCATAAAAACGCGGGCATTGGGGTTAACTTGCATAGTTGACTGGCGGCGAATGCTTGAATTGAATCGCTCGCGTCCGCCTGTTTCATCTTCAAGTTGGCGAACGCGCGCCTCATAAAGCGCTTGTTCAGCTTGGTCTTTTTCGCTCGGAATCATGTTCGTTAACATGTTTCCGCCCAGCTGCACCAAGCCCGCATTCTCTTTGTCCGCCACAAACTTGCCAACACTCTTTGCCGTGTCCCAAGCACCAGATATCAAACCCTTGCCGGGTGCCTGTGTAACTGCGGTTGGATTCATGGCCTGTGAAATAAGTCCGCCCGCCTGCGCATTCCCGCCAGCATACGAAGCACCAACATCGCCAGCCAGCCCATCAAGCCCAGCAGATGCATTGCTCACACTATTGCCAATGTCGCCAGCAATGCCGTCCAAGCCACCAACGGCTTCGCCCGCCTGTGATGGCAGGCCGCCTATGTCGGGCGTATTCATAAGCTTGGCATCAGTTCCACCCATGGATCCACCAACTGGCGAACCAGTAAGCGCCCCCCAACTTTTCTGGGCACCTTCCTTCAATTGGTTGGTTGTTTCTTTCAAACCCTGAACCACGGCATCGCTAAACCCGGCACCGCTTTGTATTGCTGCCGCAGTGTTGCTGGCCACCATACCCACGCCACCGGCCAAGCCCAACACGCTGCCAATTTTGGTCAACTTTTCATTGCCAGTTACCGTACCCACCACCGACAGCGCGGAACCAGCAAAAGCTACCCCGGCGGTCAATGCTGCGGCCAGCGTACCCGTTCCCGCAGAAAGTGCGCCAAAAGCCGCAAAGGCCGCGCCGCCAGTGGCCATTGCAGCTGCAATTCCAAGCGCAATTGGAGCCACCTTCTTGACCACCTTAACCACACTCTTAACCGCCTTCTTATTTTTCTCGCCGTATGCCGCACCGCCGAACGGGTCGCCAGTCGGGATCTCGGCATCCCAAAGGCGGCAAACCGGGACAATCTCGGTTTCAACATAGAACTTATTCAATCGAACAGGCCTGATCATTTTTTTCTCTCGTATGGTTGTGTGGTCAAAATGAAGTAATCAAACGTCTCCGAACTCCATGTTTTACTAAAACCAATTCGCTCAATAAACTCACGGTCTTTGTCGCTGCCAATCGGAAGTTTTGTGGTTATAAACCCCCACTGATCCATGATTGGGGCAGCCAGTTCGCGCAATGCTTTGCGACTTAAAACCCGCCCTTGATGCCCCGGCTTTACATTCAAGTGCACCTCAGTGCCGCAATACACCAGAACGGCCACATCCTCGCCGCCGTGCATTAGTACATGGGCTTGCCACCCTGGCGGCACAGCGTTGTAAGGCAGCACTACATCGCCAGGAAGTGCTGCCAATTCGCTATCAGTCATGTAATGTAAATCAGCCAAAATTCACCAACTCGCCTAGGTTTAATTTAGAAAGTGCGCCCTGCAGCACCATCGCGTTTTTAAGCATTGCCTCCTGCTCCTCCACCAAAACCTTCTTGGCAGCAGCGTCCAGTTTTTCATTCAACTGTATTGCAGCAATGTTTTTGGTGGTTTCCCTGAAAAGCTCTTGGCTATTGGCGCTCGTTTGAAGCAAGGTTTTGTAATCGGCCTCAATACCCGCAAGGTTCTGGCGTGTTGTCGCATCAATCTGCTGTAAATTGAGCTGCAAATCTCGATTAAGCTTGGCTTGATCGCCCTGAAAACCCAGTTCCTTATTTAGCAAATTCTCGCGCTGCAGGCGTTCAGCTGCGGATTGTGCCCCTTGAAATTCCTGCTGGTTATTTTGTAGATCAAGCGTCCTGCCAAATTGATTTTCATCGGCAGCATTTGCAAAGGCTGCGTCTCTACTTTGAAAATAATCCTGTTGCTGAAATTTATTGTCATCAAGCTTGAATGTATTGTCGGCGCTTTGGTTTAGCTGCTGAGCTGAAAAGCTTGTTTGTGCGTCCTGCTGGGCAATTGGCAATGCCGCATTGATTGCAGCCGACTCACCGGCGCCCACGCCGATCGAGGAATTAATCAAACCCCTGGCATTTGCCGCTTGGTTCGATCTAGCCCTCGCTGATTGCAGATAGCGAGAATTTTCATCCAGCAAATTGTTGAGCTGATCGCTTACCTTTGAATCCGCGCTTGGTGTTATCTGCGTAGCCTGCTGCGCCGTAGGCTTGGGTGTAGCCGCAGCCGCATTAAAAACAGAATTACCTGCGCGAGTAGAAAAAGGGTTTTGAATTGCCATATAAAGCGGCTCCAAGTGGGAATTACCCACATTGGATTACTTAAGCCGCTCTACATCAACGCCCAGTGCTTGCATGTGCAATTTAAAATATGATCAAGCCTCAGCCTCAAAGGCAAAGTTTTTATTGATACCCATCAAAGATTGTGGAAGCCAGGCTCCATCCGACATAACAAGCGGACCACCAAAAAGTTCTAGTGTTGTTGTATTGGTTGCCCAGACAGTCTTAATCACGCTTGATCTATCCATCCCGTCATACCACTGCCATTCCACGCCGTCAGTCAAATTTATTAACTTTAATTTTCGAACTGCTATCGGCATCGGCAATTTAAGCATTTGCTGCACCACTGCGCCTGCTGTAAGTCCTGCCGTTTGCAAAACTTTTTCGCGAAAAGTCAACACGCCTGCTGCGGGGGTTGCCGTAATGAACGTCTCTAGGGGCACTGTGCCACCCGCATTCCCACCACCCGCAATGCTAATTGCCGCATTACTTGCAAAACCCGTGATGGATGCAACAGTTACCGTTCGAGCACCCAGCGCCCCGCCACTACTCACGGTTGTAGAAATCAGCGGGGTAGCATCATTGAAAAATACACCTTTAAACTCCCTAAACCTTTCAGTTATTTGTTCTTGTCTGCTTTGAGTTTTAAAAATAATGGCCATGTTTACGGTCTCAAATTAAGCGGTAAAATAGTGACTTGCCCAGCGCTCAAATAGAGGCTGAAAGCCCAGAGTCGCTACTCGCAGATCGCCTGCTTCATTGGGGTGCAAATCGTCACCGCTCAGGTCAGCAGGAAAGCCACCCGCCACACTCTGCCAGTCCTGCGGCGAAAGCCCATCGGTGACCAAGCTGTTTGTGTCCACAAGGTCATAGCCAAGTGTCTCCAATTTTGCTAGGTAAGCAAGCCTTCGAGTATCACTGTTTACAGTCAAACCACCATTGCTGTTGCTACCTCTCGGGTATCCATTCCAAATGCCGACCTTTGCTTTCCAAAGCCTTTGAGCGCGCTCGATGCAGGCCAGTACGTTCCGCAAACAGTTATCTGTTGCTGCCAACGACCAAGCGCTTTCGCCGGTGGACATATCATTGACGCTAGCTCCCTCAATCAAATAGTGGGTAGCTGGTATTTGCTGACACAATCGTTCGAAATTTGCCCTGAACTGGTTGCTTGTTTGGGTCGAGAAGCCGAAGTTTGCAATCTCGATTGGTCTTGTAGGTGTAGAGAGCGCTGCCGCAACTCTGTGATGCCAACCTCCGGGTTGTCTGGCCAAAGTGTTGGTATTGTTGTTTGTCAGACTTGTGCCGGAAACTGCCACGGTCATTACTTTATACGGGCTTAGATATTGAATCCCAACCAAAATCCTACGTCCTGTGGCAGCCGGTGTGCGGCCCAAAGCAGAAGTAGTTTTGTCTCCATAAGCGCCAGCAGTAAACCACTTACGGTCGCCACTTGTCCAGTCCGTACCCGATGAATCCCACGAAGAAATAACCGAGTTTGCACCTTGCGGTAAATCAAACTCAGTCCTAATAAATACGGCTGGGGGTTCACCCGGAATATCGCTTCGCGGAACTGATGTAATGGGAATGACGTCACTGATCACAAGATTCGATTGAAGCCCCGGTGGAGCATAAGCACCAGCAGCACCGCCATTGTAGGTACCTACAACAGGACTCGCCGCAAATGCTGCATCCTGAACCTTATCTGAATAATCAGCAGCAGCAACGACACGAGTTTTTTTAATAATCAACGGTGTAGTGTTTGATGCACTTTGGTAAATCAATCGAATCGCGGTGAACTCACCAACTTCAATTGCAACGTGTTCAGTGCCCGAGTCTGTTCCGTTATCTAAAAATGTGCCACCCAAAAAAATACTATTCGGTGCGTTTGGAAAGGTGCTGCCCAGTGTGATTATGCGAGTACCCCAGTTACTCACTGCCGAAGAACCCTCCAACCTAGCGGTAATGTCTGACGCCCGCCCTTGCAAAATATTTTCGCCGTCACGCGAAACTAAAATCTGATCGCTCCCGAGTAAAGGGGTTTCCAGCAACGGCAACTCACCTATGGTTTTATCTGGCATTACGACACCTTTAAGAATTCATTACTTGGGTTAATAAGTAGCCTATTCCCGCTTCCATCAATAAGCAGTCGGTTGGTATCGGGAGGAGGAACAACACTACCGCCGCTGCGCTGACTGGCCCATATGCCACCAAACCACGTCACGATGCCACCTCATATCTATCGGTACTTGATCCGGTAACGCGGGTGAACCGCAAAGCTGTTATGGGAGCAATAATTGAATCGGTTGTTATTGCGCTGACCGTACCCAAAGGCCACGGCTGCCAGATTGGCGACAAACTCTCGCTTGTTGTGCTGAATTCACACAATGATGTGTTTCCTGCCCCAGGAATTAGGGTTACAGAAACGGGGTAGGTTCGAACGGGTAATACAACTGGTGTGCCTTGCACTGTGCCCGTAATGCTTCTGGTTCTTTGATTACTCATCGTCTTCCAATGCACGCCATGGTTTCAAATTGAACCTGTAAGTTGAGGCATTGGGCGATTTGTGTACATCCCGAACGCTTGCATCTGCAAAAAACAAGCGTTACGGCATGCAATTATTTGGCTTACTTTGTTCGACTGCGTTTGTTGGCTGCAGCTGCTGCAGGCTTGTTCTCGGTGGCTGGATCCACTTTCTGGTTTTCTTTTTTCTGGGCCTCAAGAAATGCCGCATTCTGGGCGTCAATCTGGTCTTTGATCTTGTTGTAAATTGGACCGCTCATAACCATCGGAGCGGGCACATTTGATATCGCCTCCATGATGAACTGGACCTCATTGGGCTTGATGTCTTTGAGTATGTAAACAAATGAACTCATGATTTTTCCTTGCAAAATATTCAACAAATAAGACTTTTATACGGCTGCTTCCAGAGTTTCAATGCGCCCCCTTAGCTGCTGAATAAATTCATCAGCCTGCAATCTGGCACTTTCCAAAAGCTCAATTCGGCGCTGGCATTCTTGGGTGGTTAGGTGGTACTGCATGCTGATCACCGAATAAGCCACCGCCAAGGTGTTCTCGCCTGTTGGCTCCAAATCAACATAATCTTGCGTCTTGCCATCAACGATTCGCGTCTTGGTGACTTCTCGCATGTCGGGGGTCGACGTGACCACACTTGGACTGATCTGCTGGGCTTCTTGTGCAATAAGACCCAACAGCTTCTTGCCGTCAGGATCGCTCTTAAGTGCATACTCAACCCAGCGGTAGGCTTTGGTCTTTTCCCAAGTCGAACTTTTTTCACCGATGATGTTTTTGAGTTTCAAGTCAGAGATTGCGCCGTAGCTGTTGTTGGCGTTTTGTACGTTGCCGTTGGCAAACACTTGATGAGTTACAACGCCATTTGTTGAAAACTGTGAGTGAAAACCGGTTGACCCAAGGGGCAATTGAGAGTTGTAGACATTTACAGCAGAACCAGTGTTCGTGCTTGATGCGACTACTACAGCGGTATTGGCATCGTTTACCAATTCGTGGAATGAGGACGTTGCACTGCCGGGGTATGTTGAGGTGTTGCTAGCCTTAAAGTACCCCGCTGGCGTAAACCTTGCGGCCTCAAACAGACCCCCTGCGCCGCCGGATCTTTTGACGGTAACCACCATACTAGAACGCACGCCGAATCCGCCGTCTTCGCGTAGGTAGTCCACGCCGCCTAGGTCATAGGTGCCACCGTCATTCGTGTTGGCGCTGTAATACCGCAAGCGAATACTTTCAGTTGTCAATGTCGCCGTAGGCTTTAGCAAAGCCAGTGGGTTACCCGCGCTCTCTGCAAACACGCCCCTGAAGCCCAAAGTGCTTGTGGTACCAAACCCAAATGCCCCAGTCGCGCTTTTATAAAATTGACCACCGCCAATGTTAACCTCGCCGGTGCCACCTGTCAGTGTTCCGGTGTATGTGAGGTTTTCTATTGTTGGGGCTGACGCCAAAACAACACTACCAGTGCCTGTAATGTCGACACTCACAAGCCCCTTACTTCCATCCGAGAAAACAGGCCGCGAAGCGGTAAGGCTTGAGAATATCGGCTTGGCCGTAAATGTGGCCACACCAGTTACACCCAGCGTGCCACCAATCGCCAAATTACCGGAAATGGAGCCACCAGCCTTCAATAGCACAGCATCATGTACATTATCAAAGGCCTGTTCAATCGCATTGAATTGAGCGTTTCCATCCTCAGAACGAATAATGGTCCGGGGTATGAAAAGAATTTCATTGGTGTAATACGGATTACTCATCGAATCTGTCCTCTCAAGTCATAACCCAAGGTTACTTGTTCAATTGTGTATGGCTGATTCGTGGCACTTTTGCCATAGAACAAAATGGAAATATTTCGGCCATGCCCGGCGATATAAACTTGCGCATAGTTCTTCAGCGTCCCTGACCACACCGCTTCGTCCCACACAGCAACATCAAACAAACTGCCAGAAAGGATGTTCTGCAATAGGGTCTCAATGTTTCTAGGTGAGTCGCCATAGTCGTACTCGGCGCTCACATACAGCTGATCAATCACATTGCTATCCAGCTCGGCAGTAATCGACCTAAATCGCTTGTTAATTTGGAAGTTGCCCAAGTGGTTTGGTGCCAGCTGCAAATTAACTTCAATATCCAAGCCGTCAAATGATGTGCCCGTGTTGAACTGCATCACGTAGCCGTCATCTGTGCCCAAATAGCAAACCTCGCGGCCATCATCATCATCAAACACGCCACCACAAACAAATTGGTGCTGGAACTGGGCCGTTGTGAAGCCAGAAAGCTTTCTGTCATTAAACGAAGTAATGACCGCGCGCCGACCGCCCTGAAACAGGATGTACTGGTTTTTGCTCGGCAATACCAAGCTGAATTCAGATTGACCAGCAGACGCATCAATCAGCGGGCGAATAGGTTCAGAAAGGGATGCGCTTTGGAAATCCCCAAATTTCTGGGAAGAGCTCATCATCTGGATTTGCTTGTCGATGTAAATCGCATCGGTGAATAAGGGCTGTACCGTGTTTTCACGAACACCGGTTTCTGAATAATCCCTAAAGTCAAAATCAAGCACACTACTACCGGTTAGGATTTTGATCCTGTCACGGCAGAAAACACCCAACACACCGCCTTTAATCTTGACCAGGTTGAATACGTCATCGCCTGCAGCCAATTCGCCAGCACCATCGGCCACAACATAATTCAAAGGCAGGCCGGGTGAACTGAACTGCACCGAACCGCCCGCATAGCTCAAAAACAAATGCAGTTTGTGCTCTTCAATGTGTTGCGGGTACAGCGGTTCGGCGCCGGTCACAATCTGTGTGAATGTAGTGCCATCGAATTCAAAAGCAGGGTTTACGCCATCGCAGCCATAAAGCGCCTTGGCTGCCGCAGCACCATTGAAATTCGCAATGGTCCAGTTGAAATAACCACCTGGGTTTAGGGTTGGAGTGGTCACCAGCTCCCATCCCGTCGAGGTCGCTTTGTAAAGCCGCTTATTCAAACCATCGGCTGTATTCCTGAAAGCGTACCGAATGCCCTTCAAGACAAATACCCCTCGCACTGGGCCACTGCCCGGTACCCTTTGAATCGCCGTGCGCCTAGTGGCAATCTCCTCAGCGTCTGCGCCAAGGCTTGGGGAAGGCTGCCCGTCATAGCGTTCGTAGCCCATCAAGGTGCGATAACCACCCAAAGGGGGAAGTTCCCAATTAATTGCCACCCAGGCTGTACCTGGTCTCAATTTTGAAACTGGGGTTGTAATGTTCACCCCGTATTGCATGGGTATGGTGACGCTTCTCATGCCAAGGGTGTAGTGCTTATAAAGTCTGGGTTAAGCTCGTCATCCCTGAGCTTTTGAAGCATTACCTCATAGTTGGCCTTCGCATCAGCGTATATGTTCCCCGCCTCTTCGTCAGCAGCGTAATACATCAATGCCTTGTAAATCAGAATGTCGTGGTGTTGACTTGAAAAGGCAGGCTCGTCATCATCGACATTAAAAGCAAAGGGTTTTCTCCAATACTCATACGTCACCACTTCCGGGCTGATCGGCGTATTGTCAAACCTGATTTTCTTGTCTGGCAAAATCGTGAAGAAATGGGGATTTGATTGCGTATTCAATATCGAGAACTGCCGGAAAACCTCGTAGTTCTCATACGTCAATTCTTGTTTGGTGTTTGAACCATCACGCTGAATAAAGAACGAATCCAGATTGAACTGGTTGAAATCTGTTAACCCCAGCTCAACAGACGGGCTGTAATCCCTCTTTCCCACTTCGGTGGTGAACTGGTTTTCAGCCCAAAGAAAACCCCAATTCGTTTCTTCCTTCTGTACGTCTAGGTAGGCGCTTTTTACCCAATCAACAATCTTCTCGTATACGCCTGTTTGACCAGCAACAGAATTCGGGCCGCTTCCTGAGTAGCCCGCACGTTGCCGAACCTTGACGCAAATTTCAAGAAATGTCATGCACGCTCAGCCAGTACGGCGGCCAGCCACGCTGCGCCTTTGGGGTTCTTGTCTTGGCGCACATCAAACGGATGCACCAGTGTGGTGGTAGGCACCAATGCGGTTTTGCTTCGGTCGTTTGGATCAAGATCACGCTGTACGTATTTTGTTTGCTTCATGCGAGCAGCCACTTCCACAAACTTGCGCTTCATCGGGATTATGTGGCCCTTAATCACAGGCGCATTGATACCGCCCACATTCAGCACAAAGCTGTTCACTTCGCGCTCGTCGCTTGTTGGGTGAAAATAAACCATCAAGGTTTCGTTGGCGAAGGCCTCATCCTGAACAATTTGTTTGAAGTCTTTGTTGCCTGCCACGGTGTCAATCTCAGCGCCGTCATCAAGCACCTCAACCCCCGGAATTTGCTTTGCCATGTACATTCACCTTTAAGAAAATTGGGGAACCCTCGATTGAAGGCCCCCTAAACCATCGCTTAAGCTAGCGATGTAGCTGGCATTACTGCCGTGTTGTAGAAAGTGGCCACGTTGCCGGTGCCCAGCGCGGTGGTGCCAGGTGTGAAAATGGCAGTGGTCGCACGAACAGTGAACACAGCAACAACTGCGCAGCTTGACTTCTGGGCAATCACAGGGGCGGGTTCATCACCCGACACCAGAGCAGACTGGCCAAAAGAGAAATTGCCTGCGGCATCAATGAACAATGCAAACAAAGCCTTCATGCCAATCGGAATCACCTTGAACTCACCAGCAGTGAACTGCTCTGCTGGTGAAGGTGCGGGCAATGCGATGTTGTTGGTGGCAGTTTTGCTGCGAAAAATGCCATTGATTGCGTAGTTAACCGTTGCAGTGGTTTGCACCGATCCAGCGTTGGTGCCAGCAGCAACAGCACCTGAATTAAAGGTGATGTTGCCGCCGTTTAAGCCCTCAGCGTTGTAACTCATGAGTCAGTCCTTTATTTTGTGATCTGGGCATCGAAAGACGCCGTAAAATCGGTTTGTGTCACAGTCGCGTCAGTGTCCAGCTTTGCTGTCACCGCGCGAATGCCGTCGATCAGGGCATGCAACAGCAGCTGAAGCTCACGAGCATCGTTGTGCTGCTGCATTGCATTGATCCGCTTCTTTACCTCTTCAACTGCTGGCATGTCGCCTCCTTACAGCGTCAAGTCGGAAACACCGCACTCAATGCGGGCCATCCATGCATCGTTCAAGCGAACGGTGGCTGTCCACATCGAGCCGCCTACATAGCCAAACCGACCTAGTGGGTTGGCATGGTTTTTTTCTCCGCTTCGAATGATGGTTGGAACAACAGCCTTCTTGCCTTTCAGCGAAACCTTGCCCCATGCGTCCTGGCCAACAACAATGAATGGGTACACATCAACGTTGGCACCACCAACAGACAGACAGCCGTTAAGCGTTCCGGAGCCAGCGGCCAAGAAAGGTTCCAGCAGTGGCGATGCAATGAAGCGCAAGCCCTCACAAGAGCCAAACTCGTGCTCATGCACTGGCTTGAATGAACCGTAGTCCTCAACATCCTTGAACTTGGGCAGGTCTTGGCAATCGGCCATGGCATCGGTGTGAACAAACACCAGGTACGATGGTTTGATTGGGGTTGAGCCAAAATTCACACTTGAAGAGATTCGGCTAGTCACTGGCTTGGCACGGTTTGCCGCCATGGTGCGAATCGCCTTGCGAATTGCAGGCAGGCTGATCTTGGTGTTCACTGCACTGCGCGAAGATCCATTGGCGTAGATCACAGTGGAACCTGCTTTCAACACGCCGTAATCCACCATTTCACTGATCTCGCCCATCACCTCGCCGGTCTGCTGCACCATGTCATCAGTGATGTTGTCTTCGTACATCAACTCTGCTTTGGATGTCAGCTTGAACAGCACCCCGTATTCTTGCAAAGTCACAGAGACATTCTGGTAATCAATTGTGTTTGGTGTAGGAGTCGTGCCTTCAGCCAAAATGAAGTTACCGGCGTCAATGTTGGGTGTGCCAGCGTAGCGCTGAGTACCCTCAATTGCTGTTCCGGCAGCTACTGCACCAAAAGGCAAGCAACGACGAAACACAACCGTGTCAGTCTCTTTTTCTGGGTGTTCTTTGTGTGTACCGAAGTCACCAAGAACCGTGATGTTGGAAGCATGTTTCAACATGCCCTGTGCCGCGCGGATTAAATTCCGACTTCTTACTGTACCGTAACCCTGAGTTGCCATTTTCCTGTTTCCTTATTGGGAAGCACGCTCTAAGCGGCGGGCCTCTTGATTCCAAATCTCGTCTTCCGTCAATTCCTCATCCCCTTTGGGTGGAGGCGCAGACGGACCCTTTCGTGTAGCGGCCATGTCAAGCCTTGACTGGCGCTCCTGTTCAATTGCTGTTTGGTTTGCGGAAAATGCGCGCTTTCGAGATTCCTCAAAAAGGTCCAACATCTTGATCGCATCGCGGGATTTGTCTGAATCAGCCAGCGCCTTGATCTCAGCGGGTTGAGTATTCATCCAAGCCGCAAAATCAGGGGTGTTGATCGTTTCAAGCCAACCCTCGTGTTTCTCTTCAATGCGCTCAATCTGGATAGCTCGGATCTTTTGATCGAACTCCTGCTGCGCCTTAACAAGCTGCTCTCCGAACAACCCCTGAATTTGATTTGGGTCAATCGCCCGTGGTAGGGCAAGTGAACCCAGTCGCTCATCCATGGCCTCTGCCCACTCGGGAAAATCCTCTTTGAGTTTTTCCCATTTCTCAGACTTCTTTGCGGCGGCCTCAATGGCTTTTTCGGTCGGCGCATCGTCGGTCTTCAGGCGTGCCTGTTTGGCAACATCAAGATCACGTTGAATTGAAGCCAGTCGGCCATTCGACGCTTTCAGGTCGTTCTGCAGCTTGTCAACCAAACCAAGCTTTTCCTTAACCACCTCGGGTAAACCTGCATACGGATCAACAACCTCCTTGCTGTCTTCAGGTTGTGCAACCGGCTGCTTGTTTGCCTGACCAGGCTTGTTCGCCTGGTCACTCAACTCTGTCGGCTGTTCTTCCTGCTTTGAATCAACTTGGCCCAAATCAACGGGTGACTCCTCAGCCGCCATCTCGTCCCATGCCGCATTCACTTGCTCGTCAGTTAATTGTTCTGTACTCACATCCACCCCTTTAACTCATTAAATACCGGAAGGGCAAAAGCCGTTCTGGTGCTTTGGCGCTCACTCGGAGGGCCATGTTTCACTAAAGTTGGATACCTTTTCAGGCAAGCCCAGAAGTCGCTTAGCGAATCTGATCTCCCCCCGCAAAGCTGCGGTTTCAAGCTCAGTGCACTCAGTCGAATCGTTCTTGCTTCTCGCGTTCGAAAGCTCTTGTTCGGCCCACTCTCGCAGGGCGATCCACTCTCTTGACGAAAAATTGAAGTCGGCTAAATCCATGAGCCGATTCTGTTGGCGCGCAATCAAAGCAGCAATGCTGAATGCCTTGATTTGCAATAGTTGGAGGGGAATTTATGCTTTGCCGTTTCGGCGTTTGGCTGCTTGCTCCTTCTCAAAGTCATCGCGGCAAAACGAATCGCAGAACAAGCCACCATGGGAAACCTTCTCGCTGCAATAGTGGCAACTGCCACAAGGCTTCACGCCTGCGTCCATCCGCTTTGAAAGCGCAACCCTCAAGTAAAGGTCTGCGGTGTCATTTCCTGTATCGCCTTCGTTCATTTTTGTAACCTATTGGTGAATGGGCCAAGTGGCATCGTGTTGCAATTGACGGGAATTTTTAGGCTGCCCCGTTTTAAGATTTAACTCGCCATGAACAATGAAGTGGGTATCGAGGTAATCCATCGCAACGCCTACTTGGCCCAATTTTGTAGGAGGCAGCCCCCACTTTTTTACTCTGCAACCTGGGCAATCAACGCCCTACACTGCGCAGTCACTTCGTCGGCTTGTTCAACGAGTCGTCGAAGATCTTCTGTAGTTCGTTCTGGAAGTACAATGGTGGCGGCATCGGCCTCAACAACACCGGGTTCACCTGGCGTGGTGGCGGGCACAGGGGCTGGATCACAGACTGACCGGGGGAGGCGCAAGCCGCCAGCGCGAGACAGCTCACGATACTTGCGCTCGATTTCAGACTTCTCATCAATGTATTCACTGATCACCTCTTCGTTAAGTTTGCGCTGTTCTTCCAGCTTCGTTTTGTAATCCTCGTGGGCTTTGTCCAGCGCTTCAATGTGATCGGCCTGCAGCTTCAGTTTTTCATTAGATGCAGCGGCGCTTTCAACTTCCATGCCTGCAATAAAGCCAACAAGCAGCAGCGCCACCGGAATGGCCATGAACAAAATTGCAGTTAACCAAGTCTTTGGATACATCACAGTTGCCCCATACAGGTTGAATGTCTCTCTTGTTGGCGGGTCCATACCCCGGCGCAACGCCTGTTGCCGGGGGTTGAACAGTCGTACCTAGCAACGAACCTGTAAAGCAAGTACGCCCGACAAGACCCCTCATAATCTCCGGCGTTCGCCCTACGAACGATGCTCGACTTGCAAAGCGTTGGAACCCCGTACTGGTAAGCAAAATCGACCATCAGGTCGTATTCAGCCTGTGTCAGTGGCGCGGTCACACACGCTTTGATCCCCAGCTCGTCTTTTTGAATATGCGCCAGGCTGCGCTTGATTGCCGGTACCGGGGTGATGGTGTCACCCATCTGCACCGGCGTGCCATCATCGCGAAACGTGGAGCCAAAGCCCACGGTGGGACGGTCACCCTTAACAGGAATAATCGCCTTCTCGGTCCACCCCTCGTGTGTCACCAAGCCAGCAAAAGCAGCGGCACTTAGTGAAAGCGCAGCCACGGCAATTCGTGCTTTCGTGCTCATAACCCGCACCTGTCACGTAAGGCAGCAAGGCGGGCCTCACTTTCAAGCTGCTCACGTTTATCGCGCTTGCGCTGGAAATAGATGTTTGCGGCAAAGCCTCCAAGGGCAATCATCACACCAAACCACCCAATCCAATTGACCGAAGCCAACCAACCCACAACGCCTGTTATTGCCCCAGCCTCGGTTGTTCTGTTGGCCACCTGCACAGCTGTATTATCTAAACTCATATCCCTGCACCCGTAGTTACCCGAAGCTGAGCTTCAGCGTTATAAAGTTCCTTTTTGTTGCGCTCTTTCATACTGCTTTCAGCCAACTTCGCTTTGATTTGGTCAAGGGTCAGTTCTTTAGTCTGCGCCAGCTTCACCATTTCAATATTCAAAGTCATTTCTTTCATTTCTCGCTGAAACTCACGGTCCTCACGAGCCATCAAAAGCTTCAGCTCCAACTCCTTCATGTCGGAGGCCTGAACCAATTCAGCCTTCTTCAAATCGCCATCAGTTCGAATCTGTGCAACCTGAAGTTGTGGGTTCTGTTCCTGCGGCGCATTAGCTGCAGCTTCTTCGTTGGCTTTGATCTCGGCCTCGGTAAACATGATTTCAGCCGGATCCACGTGCTGGGCCTGCACGGCCTTCTTGAAAATCTTTTTCGGATCAACAAACTTCGAGAACACAGGGTTTGCAGCAGCTGCGAGCAAATTCAGGAACGCTTGGTTCTGAATATCGCGAACCAACAAGGCAGAAGCACCGCGTGCGTCCACATCAAAATCACCCTTGATATCTTGCTTCTTGCTGTAAAGCATATTGAAGTCGTAATACCGGCGCATGTGCGGCTTGGTGATCATGTCGTCCACCTGCTTCACCAAGCGGCGAAGCACCACGTTCGAGGCATTCATCAGCATCTGCATGCCACCGACGGTTTCGGGTGCGGCACGCTCATTGCCCTGCATAATCATGGGTACGCTGGTTTCTTCGTCGGCCAATTGAGTGGCCAGCTGAATAATGCCGGCCATGTACTGCTGCATGTTTGGAATGTTGAACGTGGCAAATATCTTGTTCACGTCCAAGGTGTCGTCGTCAACAATCCAAATCTTGTTGCCTTTAATTTCCCAAATACCGTTTTGTGGCCTGAAGCCTTTCTGGCGCACTACAATCATTGGCCCGCTGGACATCCCTGCGTTGTCCATCATTGCCCGCCACGCGGCGTTCATTACACGCTGCTGCGAATTCATCAGGCGCGGAACACCAACACCACGGCATTTGTCTGCCTCTTTCTCCCAGGGCAGGAAGTCATAAGGCAATTCACCACTGTCCAATGGACTCAAAAAGGCCTTCACCACCGTGTTATTCACCATCACAACGCAGGCATCAACAGTGTCCAGAATGTCATCACTGACATTGATACCAGCTGCAATAGCGTCTTCCCGGTTAATTTCGCCCCAGTATTCCCAAACCTCAAAACAGTTCTTTTCCGGGTCTCTGTCGTTGTCATCAATCTCCGTGCGCGCGGCACTCTGCTTTGGGCCCTCTTCAAGCACCAGGCGAAGTTGGGATTTCATGTAACCGGGTTGCTTGGCCAGCGCTCGAATCTGCTTCGCGGTCTTCAAATCGCGTTCAAAAATGCCAGAACCGGCTTGAATGTCTTCTCCGCACGCCGGGTCTTCCCAAATGTTTCGGGGGTCAACCCTTACACTGGCAGGCTTCTTGTCTTCCGTCAGCAGCATTTGATAAACGCCGCTGCTTTCTTCCAGCATTTTCCACTGCTTGCGCGTCTTAGCAATGACAATGGGGCCCTTCAAAACACCGGTACCCATCACGGCAGCGTCATGAATAACCTTTCTCAGCTCGCCCTTGTAATCGCACTCGGTCAGCTGATCATCAATCTCGCGTTCCATGCCCTTGGCGGCTTCATCAGCCTTGGCTTGCTCGCGGGTTGCCAAATCTTTCTTGGTCAAAACCTCACCGTTTTCGGGGTTTCTTAGTGGCTCACCATTTTTAGTGCGGTGGTCCGGCAGTGGTGTGCTGTCATTCATTGACGCAACAAGCTCAGGATTTGGCGTAGGCTTGATTGCAAAGTTTTTGTCATCATTGGGGATGATGATGTCGGCCAGTCGTGCCTCTGCACCGTTGGTTTTTTGGCGGGTCATGCCAATGAAAACAGTCGATCGATTAGCGCCAGCAGCCTTTTTACTTGCACCACTACCACCGTTTGCCGCCAACTCCACCATATTCAGTTCGGCTTGCTTCGTTGCCGCATCCTGGTTGTTGTACTGGTCAATATCTTCACGAACGCGCCTATCCCAACCACTCGACCGGCGCAGGCTGATCCACTCATCACGGGTCTTTGCCAGCGAACTACCAAAGTTTTGAAGCTTTTCCGCCCGGCGCTCCTCTTCTATTCGCAAGCGGTCTTCTTCGTCAATTGGATCTTCGAAGTCGTTGGGGTTTGTTTGTGGCTGATTCATGGGGCACGCTGTGTTTGTCGTGCACCGATATTCAATCGATCAATGAATCATGTCGACATCGTATGCCGCGATTTGCAATCAGAAACCCATGGTCGGGTCGAGCACGCCATAGCCGCCATTATTTTGATCGGCATATGGGTTGTATTGCTGCATCAGGGAGGCTTGTTTACTAACAGCGTGGCGAATCATCATGAATGCGTACCTGGTTGCATCCATCAAATCTTCGTCTTCTTTGTGGATCTTGCCTTTTACGCGGTGATAAAGTCTGAACTCACCGAACCATGGCTCTAGGTGCGAGAAGACCTTGAACTGTTGTTTCTGCATCGCCATCAGAATTTCACTTATACCGCGTTCAACGCTGTTGCCGCCATCCTCAAACGTCGCGCGTTCCTTCAACATGTTTGCGCCCGCGTTCACATAGGTCTGCGCCAACTCCTCACCCGTGCCCTTCTCCGTGTTCAGGCCGTCATGTGGCCACGCGATTGGAATCCACTTGCCGCGCCCGTTGATTGCTGCGGTATGCACCACCGGCGTTTGTTCTTTCTCGCGGTAGCAGTCAGTCACATAGACGATTCTGGTGTCTGGATCAATCGCAAGCCACACCACCGCCGTGGGGTGACTCCAACCAAAGTCAACAGCAGCAATGCGCGGCCAGTAATCGGGAATTGGAAAGGCGTTGCAAGTAATGGTCGACTCGGCCACAGGGTAAATTCGACCAGAACCCAGAATTGGAATACCCATGGCCCGTGCGTCACGCTCATGGGCAGGGTATGAAGCAACAATCGAGTCACGCTTTTCCTGTGAGTAATGCAACGCATCGTTAATGGTCGCTTTGATTACAGCAGTACCCGGCAATTTGTCGATCAGGAACCGCTTTACCACGTTCGACATACCCAACAACGGCGTGAACGTAGTCCACACAATACCATCCGTTGCGTTGGTCCGGGTCAAGCCCTCTGTGTAAACATCTTCTGGCGGCTCTTCATCGAATGCAACATAGTGCAGCGTTTCGCCCTGCCATTTTTCTCGACCCTTTTCATAGCTTTTGAATGCAAGAGTTGAGATACCACCGCCAGCGTGGCGAATTTGTACGGTGTCTATCAGGTCTGCAACTCCGCGCGCCTTTGTGTATTCAATGATCAGGTGCCCGGGTATTGACCCCTCACCGATATTACCTGGCCTACCCATCACCAAGCGCTGCAAAGTGTCTCGGGTTGATTCGCCAGTAATGCCAGCAGCCCAGCCAACCGTTGGCGTTGTAAAACGATGACCTTGCCAGTCATCTGGGTACAGGCCGGTGGCATGGAAAGCAATCTCAGCTGCTGAAGAGTAGGTTTTACCAATCTGGTTGGCGGCCATGAACAGGCGTTCACGCGCAACCGTGTTGTGAAACTCTGCTTGTTTTGGGTAAGGCTTGTATTTTTTGAGTTGGTTTCTGGCTTCGTGCTGCCTGTACTTTTTCAGCAGTATCAGCAACCTTTCCTGCTGTTGTGGATTCAGCTTCGACAGGTCGATATTTTCAAAGCGTTTACCCGCAATCTCAATTGTCGGCAGAATCATTTTTCTGCTTTGGCTGCAATGCGGTCAGCAGTGCCACCAACTCGTTCTGTACGTTCTCGGGGGTCGTTGTCAGGTTGCCTGTCAAATCCAGTTTGTCGCCGTATTCCTTCGGGTGCCACTTAGCCAGCAGCTTCATGCGTTGCTCGGCTCGGTTCTTTTGCCATTGAACGAAGGCGGGGTCGATCTTGGTACCGTACTCAGTTTCAATACGCTCAGGCTTCTGATCAATTATTTCGATAGTGTCTTCTGCAATGGCATGCCCACCCATCTTGCGGGCCAATTCCATCTTTTCAGCAAACTCAGGGTACCGCTTAATCCAGTTGTAAATCGTGCTCCAGTCTTTCTTTTTTTGGCGGCAATACTCGCGCAAAGTCTCACCACCAGCAATCCACTTGCAAATCTCATCGCCAAGCTTAACCGTGTACGTAGAACCAGAAGCCCGCACAGCTTTCTTCTTCGCTGTAGCGGGCTTCTTTGGCGCTGCCGCCTTCTTTGGTAGTTGCTTTGGTGTTGTCACTCAACAACCGTCCAGTCTTCGGCTAGCACATCTGTTTGCGATGCAAGCCACGGCACGAACTTATCGTCCACAGTCTTCATGCCAATCCATGGGAGGCTGTCAAGTAATTCCAAGCCGCGTGTGGTTTCCCAGTGAGAACTAGGGATGAGGTGTAGCCACATTCCCTTGCCGTTCCAGCCAGACCGCGCCACCCGTTTGCCTGACTTCAAAGCCTCGATGGCCATGCCGAAAGTCAGGCCTGTGGTAGGCCGGTACGAACGCTCAAACACATCCTTGGGGCTCCACGAAATGTAGCCAGCGTAGCCAGGGTGATTGGGCGTACCGCCATCAAGATATTCGACCAAATAGCCGTCCTCGATTGGTCGGTTTTCAATACCTGCAGCGATATTTGTCCACAGATCGTTGTAATCCGCCCGGTTCATTGGCTTGGCGTTGATGATCTTGGTTCCAATATAGGAGCTCACGCCGCACCCTCCTCGTCGCTCAAGGCCTTGCTCACCAACTCATCAATCTGGTTGGATCGAGAGAGGCAGGCGTCCTTAGCGTGTTGGGGGATGGCAGGATCCAGCGCCATGCCACGGCAGAAATTCGAGGCTGCTTCTAAAGCCTCAATCAGATCATCGCGGGTGGCCATGCTTAAATCTTCCCCTTCTTGTAGCCGCCACTAAAGCCATCAATAGGGCCACCCGGCTTCTTTGGCTCGCAATTGCTCATCGATTTGGTTGGTGCAGAACCACCAAAACCCTCGATCTTTGATTGTTTGCCGGTTACAGAGGTGCCCTGCTTTTCCATTGAGCCGCCCTTCATTTTCATTTCGCCGAAGTTTTTCACTATTTCTTTCCTTTTGGTTTTGAAGCTGTAGAGGCCTCTGGTTCAGGTTGGGGTTCAGGCTGTGGCTGCGCCTCAGCTTCTGGTTGCTGTTCTTCTGCTGGCTCTGCGGCGACATCTGCATCCAGTTCCTCGGCTCCAAGCTCAGGTTCTGGAACCAAAACAGGGTCGGCCGCCTCTTCACCGCCTGCATTTTCTTCAGCAAGTTCGGCCTCCAAAGCGGCGATCAAAGCGGCTTGGTCTTGATCCTGCTTCGCTTGCTTGGCAGCCGCCTTAGATTCTTCAATTCGCTGGACAATGCCCATTACATGCCTCCCATTTGCCCGCCCATGGGCATCATTTGTTTGTCGGTAACCTTGGATTCCTCGTCCCACATGTCTTCTTCCGACATGCCGCCAGGCAAGAAACTTTTGATCATTTCCATGGCTTCCTCGGCGCTTTCAACTGGCATTGGCTCTTTACCGTCCATGGCGATTGTTATCGCGCCGGTGTCGTCGGCCACATCAATGATGATTTGCATAATTACCTCGTGTGATTGAGGTCATAAAATGCTTTAAGGGGTGGGGTTTGTACACATCAAGTGCACTGATATGCAACGCGCGCGCGAAGCGTGGAACAGGGGCTGTGGTCCCGCTTTGCTTTCCTGTACATCCTTTTTTCGGCAATTCGTAAAACTCTGGATGCCCTTGAATATGCTTTTTCAGCGGCCTTAAGCTCTTCCCAGTATTTTTTGTATGACATTTCCAACTCTGACTCCAAAGTTATAACCTAGTCGGTTTTATCTTTCCAATCCAAAAGGCGTCGAAACATTAAGTTCCGAACCTGTTGGTAATGCCGAATACCATAAACACCAACAAAATACCTCGGGAATTTTATAACTCTGCTTTTTGTGATCTTTCTGATTTTCATACCAACCTTGGTGGATCTATCACAGGCTCGCGCGTAGTGCTTGTACCCATGCGGTGCGTTTTTCTGTGCGCTCCACCTCTTTCCGGTGCCCGTCGGCCCAATAATCGATGTTTCTTTTCAGTGCAAGCAGGCGTTCCTCAAACCACTGATCGCCGGTCAGGCGAACATTCGGTGTTTTGTAGTAATCCTCATTGCAATCGAATTTAATGCTCTGCTCGATCTGGTCTCGCATGAATTCATGTAGGCCAGAATGCTCAGTCGTTGGCGGGGTCCACGCCTTCACTTTTTCCAGCATTGCCTCATAAGCTTCGCGCTGCTTACGATTCTCTTCCAAAAGCATCAAGCGGCTTGCCTCGGCGTCTTCCCATACTTTGGTTGCACAGCGCTCGCGATCTGCAAGAGTCATGGCAGCCAGCTTCGCCAATTCCGCGATGGCCTCATCAAACCTATTTTTGTAATAATCGCTCGGTTCAAAGCTATCGGGTATTTTTTCGCCACCGCCCGGCTCGTGACGCAGCATCACGCACACACCGAAATGTCGGGCGCAGTTCAGGGCGTAGGTCTTAAAGTCAATTCCGTCTTTGATGTTGGCAGTGAAATGGGTTGGCATTTTACTCTCCTGATTTGTTTGTTTGATTTTTAACTTAACTTTCTCGGCCCAAAGTACCGCTCAACACGCACAACCCTTAATCCGGGCTGTTCTTTGTAGAACTGGCGCAAAGCCAGCTCCACCGATGTTGATTTGATTTCAACGAAACTTTCGCTGTCGTTCTTTTGAAAAAATAGTTTGAAGGTCAGCCGCATTGGCTTCATTTGGTTTGATTTCAACACGGCACGCCCTCATTCAATTTGATCTTCAATCCAGTTGGCCAGGTCGTAAGCTCGACAAAGGTGCTTCTTCGAGCCCGGAATTTTCACCATCGGTGGCACACATTCCGGGTTACGGGTCATGTCCGACTTCAATGAACTCGGTGACTTACGAAGAATCAATGCTACCTCGTCAACCGTGAACAATCTCAATTTTGGGTCCATTGCCCCGATCATCCGCTCCAGGTTCAGTGCTATCTCGTTCAAGTCCTGCACCAGTTGCTGCCTCTCTTGTGAATCCATTCGCTTTCCCCAGTAGCTCTTCGAAATTATTGACAATGTACAAACCCAGCTTGTGAGCTGGGCTGGTTTGGTCAGGTTCGCCGGTGTCGAACACAGCCTCCACAGTGATGGTTTCATCCTCTGGATTTGCAACAAAACTTACGATTGACTGTTTCATTTTTTGGCTTCCTTCTCGTTAAAAAATCAAACTTCTTGAATTTGAATGCCGTGAACGTGCAGAAGAAGCTTTCGCTTAATCACGTAATCAGGGGTTCTGAATCCCTTGGTGTCTTCGACGACTTGCTCGCCGCCTTTGGTGAAATAAACAAAATCAGCCACGTAATGCACAGGCCTCTCGCAGCCGCCGCCCGGTTTTTCTTGCTTCGGCACCAGCTCGAATCGCACCTGTGTTTTCAAACCGCTGATGTGGCCTGCAGCCTGCAAGTGGTTCAATTCGTTAAAACGCTTTAATTCGCGCTTGGAGTCGAATTTTTGCCCGTTTGATGTCTGCACCTTGGTGTTGCCGTACTTTTGCGACTTAGGCCCGTTTGATGTGGTCTTGGGTGCATTTTGCGCAGCCAGTCTGGTTCGCAATGCCTGAAATTCCTCCTCGCTGTACCTCAATCCGCTTGGCATTTACCACCCCGTTTTTCAAACTCGATCATGTCTTTGCAGTGCCTGTGCCACATTTCCACCGCCCTGTTTTCCGCCAATCGCCTAGAATGTCCGGCTTCAAATTCCAGAATCGCGGCCCGCTCTTCAATCCATTCCTGGTCAATCACTGCAGCCGTTCACCAACGCTGCGAAGTGCTGAGTCAAGCAGAGAGGACGGCGTTTGAAGCCTGTCTCGTAACTCACGAATTCGCTTCCTTGCCTCGTGCTTTGGCGTCACTGCCTTGCCCGGTGCAACCAAAGCTTTTCGAGGTTGAGGGATCTCAGGCAACAGGCCTTTGGTTTGCTGGTTGCGTGCACGGTCCAATTCAGCAACCCACGACACCCGGTGCTTGGCCAACGGCTCGTTCAAAACCTCGAATGGTCCAAAGCGACTTGCGGCCCAGTAGATGCAAAGGTCTGGCCAGTTGCCCATCTCGCCGCGTTGCCTGGCACGCATGCCCTCGCCTGCCACTTTCCACGCAAAATCCGCGTCAATCTCGGGTCTGCAAAGTTTCAGGAACTGGGGCAGCGTGGGCGGCCAAGTCAGGTTTCTGCACGCAGCCACACCCGCCTCAATTTCGGCTTTCGAAAAGCCCTGCAGCTCAGTTCGCCACACCTCCTCCATGACCGTTGGCGGTGTATTTGCCCACTGGTCAAACCACAGTCGCCCATACATCGAGGACATGATCGCAAACAGCTTTGCGGTGCCCGAAAGTTGGCTAAGACTCGCTGTCTGGGGTGATGTCGATGATCTGAGATTCGTTCCCATGCTGCTGATACTCCGGCAAATTTCGAAATTGATAGGCTGCTACCTGGCTTCGTTTTTCGGCCTGCGTCAGTGGTCGATCATGTCCACGAGCGTGGCTTGCCAGCTTGCGCTTTTGGCTTTGCAGAATCGAATCGAGGTACCCGGCATTGATCGGGCTCGCGTTGTTTTGCTCTTCGCGCTGGGCCTTCGCCGTGTCAAGCGCTTGCAGCAGCTGCGTATCGGTTACGCCAGTGCTTGCCCACCCGATCACTCTCGGGTCAGCATGGGTCAAAGCCGCCCCACGCTGGCGAAGCAACACGGCGATTTCTGAACATCGAACCTGTTCGTGGGTTCGGTCGGGAATTTTCCGAGCATCGGGTTTCGGTGGGCCAGACGACAACAACGCGGAATCGTTTCGCGCGTCGGTGGCTGTTAAGTCACAGGTGTTGTTGTTTATTACTTCTGTCTCTGTCCCTATCCCTGTCCCTATCTCTGTCCCTTGGAGTGCATTTCCCGAGGGACATTTAGGGGACACTGGGGGCTTGTCCCTAGGGACACTTAAAATTTGTCCCTGGGGACAACCGAGGGACAGCCAATCCTCAAAAGACGGTTTTTCGATATTCGTTTTGTGCCTGTCGTTGTGTTTTTTGATGCGCGCACATTCTGTTACCCACCGCTGTTTAAGCTTTGCCATCCATGCTTCATTGGCTTTTTCTGCGACTACAGGATGGTAGTACCTGCCATCGCTGCAAAGCCGCCAGTTATGCAGGGCGCGGGTCTTGACCTTTTTCCACTCTTTGATGACGCGGCCAAATCCAGCGAACTGGGACAGCTGTGCATCATCATTTGGAAGCGACCCAGCAGGCACCTGGTGCCAACTTGTACACCACAACAAAACAGCCGCACGGAATTCTTCGCCCGATGCAGAAGCGGCAAGATTCGAGTCTCGTAAACGCAAAACATCGAGAGGCATGAAAGCAAAGTCTCGAAGGTCGCAATCTTCAGGTGTGAGTGGTTTTTCTTGAGAGTTCATGCAAAAACTCCGGCGTGAGGCTTCTTTTTTTGTAAAACTCGCACTTTTTTGCAACCCAATTGCTCAAGTTCATGCGTGTACGCCTCAGCCTGCTCTGCCGTATTGGCGATTCGCGATTCGGTGTAGGGGTATTTGATACCGGTCACAAGGACTGGGGAAAAGTCGCCCGCCTGGGTTGTTTCGGCTTTCATAGAATGCCTCCCGATTTGGCAGATGCAACCATAATCACCACCGACACACTGGTACCAGAAAATTCGTTATCAAAAGTCTTCGGAAATACGCACTCAAGCCCGGGCAACAAGTCTTTGCCCTTGGCACTGGCAGGCAGAATTGCAACAAGCCTTCCGGTCGGCGCAAGCAAGCAAGCAGCAGCCTCCAGGTGGGCCATCCAGCGCCCTTGGTCAAATGGTGGGTTCATTACGATGCGGTCGAATCGTGAAGTTGTCTTGCCAGCAAATGCAATAAAGTCTTCCTGAACCGTGTCATAACCTTTCGCCTTCAAAACACCGCAGCGAAGCCCGGAAACCTCAATACATAGCGTTTTTTCTTTGGGCATATGGTCAGCCAGCCCGCCGGTACCGGCACTTGGCTCAAGGCAGGCGTGATGGTCTTCAATCTCAGCCAGATCTATGGCAGCCTCGGCCACACTTTCAGGCGTTGGGTAAAACTGATGTGATTTCTGATCCGGCACACAGCCATTGGTCACAATGGTGTCGATTACTGGCATGGGGTCGTAATCAAATTGCCACCACCCCTCTTTTGTTTTCACGCCGCCAATCGACTCAAGAATGTTGCGAGCCTCTGCGGCAATGTGCTTATCCGATCCCAAATCACCAGACACTGTGTTTGCAACAAACTCATATCGCGAGGAACTCACCCAATCACCAAGCTCAACCATCCGCTTCGCTTGCTTCAGATTTGACAGTGCATTCAGAACCGCGAACGGTAACGGCCTTTGAATCAACTCAATTTCTTTTGGGTTTTTCTTGGGCCTACGGCGAAACTCCGAGGGAATTGCAAGTGGGTAAATTGAAGCCAGTACCGAATTCAATCGCCACGCCATATTGGGATGCACCTCAATGTGTGCTGTGCCCTTTTTGTAAAGGCGAATTTTGAGAGAGTTCCCGTCAACCTGAACCCACTCGCCCCAGCGTCCCTTCAGCCCGTAAATAAGGTGCTCACTGGCCCGGTAATTTGGATCATCGCGACCCATAAACTTAGCGACCACCGAACGCAGGTCGTTAATCAAGCCAGATACACTGAAATTGGTGTGGCCGTATTCGTTCAACACCCTGGCTACGATCATGCGCTTACCAAATGCCGCCGGACTATTTGTTACATGCTCACCAGACAAGCCACGGAAAATGCCATCAACCCTTTCGGCCAAGAACATATGGCGCTTATCAAGCAAATCAGACAAAGTAGACCGCACGGTTTCATACTCAAAATCCGGGCACTTTTTTTCTTGGATAAGGTTGTTCCATTCATCCCGGCGCTTTTGCGGCATCACGTTTAGAACATCGGTCATGTGCATGGCTTTTGACCAGTAGGCGCTGTTCAGTGCAGCAACAGCCCCCTTAACCTCAAAAAGATGCGCCACGCCCGGAACGCCATGCCTGCCACGCTCCGAATTACCCTCCAAGAAATAGCCTATTGCCCCGGCAGTCTCGCCAGTTACCATAGCCCCCACCTCTTGAATGCGGGCCAACATGGCTTGATATTGAGCCACAAGGCCATCAATAAGATCAGTCGATGCAGGGGCAAAAAATTGATCACCATCACCGCCCGCAAAAACACATTGCAAATCCTGTCTTGCACTCATCGAGTCACTCCCCCTGCGCCATGATCAGCTGGCGGGCAATTTCCGGGTTGGCCATGGCCCTCGATGCAAAGTGTGTGGCGCACTCAAAAGACTTGGCATCCACACAAACATCATCCTGGTTCACCAACTTCAACCCCAGGTGCGCAAACAGTTCGCACATAGGCCCCAACTGGTCGCTTTTCATGCGGGAAACCGTTGATTCGGCCACATTTAACAATTCAGCCAGAACTGTTTGTATCCCGGGCTCATGCATTCGCCGCAACACCAAGGAATGCATCTTTCTCGCGCTTTCATTTAAACCCGTAGAAACTTCGGGTTTACCACTACTGCCACGCGAAAACATTGGAGCGTTTATGCCCCCCGAATCATCACTCATCAACTTTCACCCTTTGGTATTGAAGCCATGGCGCTCAAAAACTTCACTGTTGGTCAACAACACTTGCCTCTTGCGGCGCACCTTCGGCGTTCACCAACTCTGTATGCAATTGCTGAATTCGATTACCGCGTTCGAAGCTAGTGCTTTTGTGAACGCCGGTTCGCAACCGAAAAACGATGGACTGAGATGTACCGATGCGAGAACCTATTTCCTCATCGGTCATGCCGGTGGCGTGGATTTCTCGGAGTAGCTGTTTGATGTTCATTTTTCCATCGATTATACGCAAACGTATATATGCTAATACGTTCGCGTGTTTGACGCAAGCAATACGCAGGCGTATTTTTCTGCCATGAGCCTATCTACCAACCTTAAGAAACTGATGGAACGCCGAAAATTGACTGCAAACGCCCTGGCTGAGCTGTCTGGTGTGCCTCAACCGACAATCAGCAGGATGCTGAACGGCGACCATAAAGATCCGCGAAACGCAACCTTAGAAAAAATTGCCATCGTATTTGGCTGCTCAACTGAATCGCTGAGGAAAGGAAATTTTGATGAAATAGCTGGATTTTCCGCACTTGATGTTCCTTTGAATCTGAATATTCCACAGATGGCACTCCATGAGTTAAACGCGGAATACCACACTGGCCCCACGTCGAAGGTCGCTATACCAGTGCTGGCCGCGGTGCCCTCAATGGGGAGTGGTGAGTTGCTGTCCTATGACGGCGACCAGATTATTGATGTCATGCCGGTCAGCCGGGAATGGATCGAGCGCAACATCAAATGCAAGCCGGACAACTTGCGCGTCATAACCGGGTCGGGTGACAGCATGCACCCCACCTTTTGCAACGGCGACTTGCTGTTGGTAGATGTATCAAAAGCCAAAGTCGATGTGGATGGGGTGTATGTGCTCAGCGCCCATGATCGGCTTTTTATTAAACGCGTGCGGCAGCGCCTGGATGGCCAGTTTGAGGTGTCCAGCGACAACGCAACAGTGAAGACCGTGGATGTGCTCAACGGCGAACACGAGATCAAGGTCCATGGTCGAGTGGTTTGGGCGTGGAATGGCAGGGCTTTGTGAAGGTGATGGGGCTAGTTATGCAGCGCATCAAGATTTCTAAATTTTAATCGGCGCGGATCAAAATAAATGGGACTGCTAAATAGGCTTTTTGGATACCGATGGAGTCTTTACATAGTTAAAGACAAGAAAATCGCATACGCGATGCATGAAAACTCAGTTCTAGCGATGGTTGGTTATGTGATGCCGTTCTTCTCCAATGGTGCCAAACCACTGACACCATGGAATATCTATTTAAACTTTAACCATAAGAATTTGGTTCTAAGATTAGAGCCAGAACACTTCACTCAAAACGGTGAAAATGTAACGAACTCTTTAATTAACAAAATTAAAGAGTTCGATCCCGGCTGGATGGTGAAAGGCGGCGAGCCTATATTTGAAGAAGCTGCGACAAAGAGGCAACTTAAAATCACTGACTATCCAAGTGGGCCGGCCGATATTCAGGCGATGCTCGATAATTTTAATAAGCCACGTGAAACTACTTTTTTCTCTGTAATGGAAGAAGTATTCGGTGAAAGCAGCAACTGATTGAAATTTTCAACATTTGAAAGCATGAAAAAAATCATCTTCCCAGGAATTTTTTTAATCGGATTGTCTGGATGCTTCCCACAAACTGAAGCCGAATGTTTGATGGATGTATCAAAAAACGCCCAGTCAGACAAGGCGGCCATTCTTGGAAAAATGGCTTGCGATAAACAGTTTTCCAGCGCACCCAAGTCAGAAACGCTGGATTCGACGCAACAATCCTCGCTGCCAACCCCCAAACCTGGTGATGTTATGGATGGCTATGTTTTCAAAGGCGGGGACCCTTCAAAAAAAGAAGCCTGGGAAAATCTAACTAGTAATAAGGACTAATAATGCAAGTTTTTAAAGCGCAAATTGGTATTTGTGGGCCTCTGTTTATTGTTGGATTTGGACAGCCAACCGATACGCACACAGGAATTGTTGTTGATGGCTTCATCATCACACCCGATGAGTTGCCGACAGCGATTTATTTAAGAGCCGAATCCAAATCAAAGGCTCTCCCGGTAGATCTGGATTTAGAGCAACTGATTATGCATGCGGCAGAAGAGAAAGCCAGGGATTGGATTGACGCTCACAAAAGCAAGCTGACGGACTTTTTAATATCAAAATTGGAATTCTCTGCGGTAGAAAAGACCGAACAACTTTTTTTAACATATAAAGGTTACTTTGATCCGCTAGATAAAATAGACCTTAATCAAGTCTCATTTAGCACCATGGAAATGATAGAAGGGCTGAAAAAATACCCTCCAATAAAATTGAATTGATTGATTAAGTAAAAAAATGGACGAAACAAAACAAGATCAGGAAATCAAATTTAACCCTGCTACGCACGATATTTATGTTTATGCAGGTGAAATAAACACTTCAGGCTACGAAATGTTGTCCAATTTGGCTGGTAATCCAGCCAACAAATACGCATTGTTAATACTATTTACCCCCGGTGGGGACCCGCACGCTGGATTTAGAATCGCCAGGGCTTTGCAGTGCTACTACAATCATTTTGACATTCTGCTGCCACGGATTTGCAAAAGCGCTGGTTCACTGATAACGATTGGCGCAAAATCCATTTACATGGATGACATGAGCGAGCTTGGCCCGCTTGATGTGCAACTTAAAAAGAAGGATGAAATATTTGGTCTTACATCTGGATTGGACATTGCTCACACTCTGAATCATTTGCAGAATCAAGCTATGTCTTCTTTTAGGAATAGCTTGCTTGAGCTAAGCGGGCAAGCCGGGCTGTCAACCAAGATGGCTGCCGATATTGCATCAAACCTTACAAGTGGACTGTTTCAGCCGATAATGGCTCAGGTTGACCCAATGAAGCTGTCCGAAACACAAAGAGCGCTCGAAATAGCCCAAGCTTATGGAACAAGATTGAATGAGAAGCCACTCAACTTACGAGCAGGCGGGCTAGAGGCGTTGATCACAGGCTACCCCTCACATGGTTTTGTAATTGATAGAAAGGAAGCGAAAAGGCTGTTTGTTCGCGTTTCGAAACCCGAAGGTATTCTGCGAGAATATAGTGACGCTTTTCGGTCGGCCTTTCAACAAGAAACGTACAAATCATTGCCAACCGTAATTAGAATACCAGCTGAAGATAGAGGACAACAAGATGATCAAACCCCACCAGATTCCACCAGAACTCAAGCAGGCAATGATGAATCAAAGCCTAAAGAGTCGGGAATTATCGATCAAGCACCAGCGCAGCTTCAATCAAATACCTCAGCCACCCGAAAACCTGGAAAGAAACCTTAAAGGTCTTGAGTCCTTAATAAAGTCCAAAATCGCTTAAAGTAACCCGCCTCTTGGCGGGTTTTATTACGCTTAAGCCCTCCTCCTCCACCTGAAAAAAGCTTTGATTGCGCCCAGAAATGCAGGCAAAAGCAACGCCAGCACCTCTGGATCAAGGGCAATAGATGCCGTCAGTTCAATAACCACAGCAAACTCCTCATAAAAGCAGCCCTTGAAAACCCCTCCGTTGAAGCATAAACTGGTGGTTCTAAAGCGCCAGCCGAAGCTTATTCGGTAGATCGATCACTGGGGCTACCTCAGTGCCGATCGGGATGAACCGCCCTTGTGGCGGTTTTTCTTTGTTTGTGTAGTATTTATATTTATACGGATTCCCACTTTTGATGGTTGGCCACGATACTGAACAAGCGATCGGGCGTCTATGGGGGATCCCAATTCCCCCTGTAACTACTAGCGTTACAATTTTCTATAACTTCCAAGCTGCCCCCGTGCATCAAAAACTCCCGCCTTCACACACATGGTTAATTAAATTCACGGACCGTACAAGATAAGCAAACTTGCGTATTAATCACCACCATAAAAAGCTCGATAAATAATTTCTTGTTTTTATAGACACCATCCTAACCTCGATGCTCCATATTTTGCTCAAAAGGGGTGCCACCCGTGATACCCACCATGGCAGGGTGTCCCATCCACTTCCCGGTATGTGCACCATCTTATGGCCCTAGTAAAAAGTTAAGCGCACCCCCCTTCCCTCGCAGTCATCACCAACCGCCCAAGCCTTCCCACCCCCGTCAAAACGAGGGGTGACCGGACCCACCCAAACAAACAAGACTGAAACAAACGCATAAATTATACGAATACGTATTGACTTATTTAATACGTTTTCGTATATTTACCTCACAAACACACACATGTGAGGACAGCATGAACACCACCACCCTCGGCACACCAGACCAGCAAGCGGAGCTGAAGCGCTACATGCGCCAGCTCAACAGCTTCGACTGGCAGTTCGAATACTCCGACGACTACAGCGTAGTCAAGTGCGGTTACATGGCGCTGGCGCAGCTTCATGCCCAACAAAAAAGAATCGACCCCACCGGCGAAATCTGGATGCAGTTTATGCCCGCCAATTGCAGCCACAAACCCGAGGTTCAGGAGAAGGCAAATGGCTAACTCTGGATTACTTCGAGCTCTGTTTGGTGGACGCATCCCCCAACACCACGCCACACCCGAACGCAAAGAACGCCGCCGGATCGTGAAGCTGGCCGGTCGCCGCCAAGCAATCAAGCACTTCAAAGACATGCGAGTAATCAACAAACTGAATGGGGTTAATTATGGATAAAGCAACCTGCCCACCGTGCAATCAGAACTGCGAACAAGGCGACCTGTGCCCCAATCGAATTGTTGTTTTTCCAGGGCCCATAACCGATGACGCGTTTGATGATTGGGTTGAATCACTGCGCATACCCGCCCAAATCGCACGGTCAATTCTCATTGCCGCCGTCCTTTCTGCCTTGTATTTGCTGTTGTCCGGTTGTGCTGCAGTAAAAGCCCCGGAAACAGAACGGGCTTTCGTTGAAACATCACTGGCCGACACAGCAACCACCACAGTGGCGCTGGGCACCGGCATCGCTTACGAAGCCAATCCAATCGGCTTTGCGGGCGCAACAGCGGCAAAGGTTGGCCTTTATCTGTATGCCAAAGACCTGCCAGAAGCAGAACAAAAAAGCCTTTACCGCGCCAGCAGCGTGGCGTTCGGTGGAATCAGCGTCAACAACCTGTTGGTGATCCTGGGTGCATCAACCCCAGTAAGCCTGATTGGTGGATTGATCGGTGCCATTTACATCAACAGCACACCCGATGAAAAGCAAGCAGCCACAACAGTAGCCCAAGCCGGAGAACAACCATGAGCCTAACCCTTGTTAAACCGCCAGTGAAAGAACTCAAACCGCTTGAGCTGGATTTGCTGGCCGAGCTTGAAGCCGCTCACCTGATCATTGCCAACTCTGTCGGGCTCATGTCCGTACACCAAGCAACCAAATTGGCTGTGGTCAACCAAGACATGGGACTGATCGATGCAGGCGTAACTCGTCACACCGAACGCCAGGCAGTCATTAACCGTGCAAACGCACAAGTTGCGCCAAATGAGGGATCCGCATGAAAACAACCGGTTATTTGATCGCAGTGCTTATTGGCTTCGGAATCGTTGGCCGCATGGACTACGAAGACGAACAGGCCCTAGAAGCTTTCCGCGCTGACTATTCGCCTGAACGCTGCGAGCCGAAGTCCTGCAAGGAAGTGGCCCAGACAGCAAACGCTGGGGACCAATAAAAGAACTTTGCAACAAGCGCAGCAATTCCGTTGCGACTGTTTTGGCCCACCAGCGCCATGCAAAGAAAGCTGGATTTTCATCAACTTTAAGGAAACAACCATGAACGCAACTGTAGAAAGCAAACTTTCTGAATTCGACTTCATCGCAGTTATTGACGCCTCTGGCTCAATGGGTGAAGAAGACATGCCAGGCGGTAAATCGCGCTGGGAATACATGCAAGAGACAGCAACATCGTTTGTTCGAGACCTCGAAAAATTCGACAGCGACGGCATTGATGTTGTGCTGTTCGGCGGCCAAGTAACTTCATTCCAGGGCGTAACCACCGACAAGGTAAAAGACGTGTTCGGTAGCCGTTCCCCACGCGGATCTACCCCACTGGCTGAGGCACTTACAACCGCCCTGCAACTGGCCGGTAAGTCCGACAAGAAAGATTTCATCATCGTGTTTACTGATGGTGTGCCAGACGACAAAGCAGCTGCAGCCAAGGTAATTGTTGATGCGTCCCACTCACTGGAATCTGACGACGAACTGACCATCCTGTTTGTTCAAGTTGGTAAGGATGCAGCTGCAACAGCCTACCTGACCGAACTGGACAACACCCTTGCCGGTGCCAAGTTCGACATCGTTGACGCAAAAACCATGGCCGAAGCTGAGCTGTTCCCCAGCACTACAGCCCTGATCGAAGCCGCAATTAACGACTAACCCCAACTGAGAGGCCCTTCCGCATGTTGCTCATCAACTTCACAACCCTGATCGCGCTGTTGCTGCTTGCGTATGCGGCTGGGCTTCTCACCCCCGTAGTTCGTCGATTGATCAAACGGAAAACACAACAATGAACTTCACCGCCGAAAACCACCAGTATCTGGCTGAACGCCTGGCTTCGGTCGTGGCCCACAAGCCACCAGTGAGACTGCGTGCATCGAGCGTTGGGGATCTGTTTGACTGCCCCGACCGATGGATAGCAGTGCACATCGAAGGCTTGCGTGTTGCTCAAAACTTCCGCGCCACCATGGGCACCGCAATACACGCTGGAACCGCGTACTTTGATACCGAAGTACTTAATGGCCAAACGCCCAGCCTCATGGCAGCCACTGAGTGCACCGCAGAAACCCTGCGCAACAGCGAAGAAGACACTGTTTGGGACATGAAACGCGATCAGGCAGAAAGCATAGCCGTTGCGCTTACCCATAAATATTGCACACAGGAAAGCCCGAAGCATCACTTCACCGCCGTTGAAAAAACCTGTGAAAGCCTGGTGCTTTCCGATGTGGGTATTGAGTTAACAGGCAGCGTTGATCGTATTCGAGAAGTCGGCAACAAGCACGGCCCAGCAGACTTAAAAAGCGGTGTTCAGGCTGTCAACAGCGAAGGCCAAGCCAAAACACAGGCCCATGCTCCACAGCTGGGCGTGTACAGCCTGTTAGGTGAAGTCAGCACCGGCAAACCCATGGAATTGCCTTCATTGGTCATCGGCATGCAGACAGCCAAGACCCGCGAAAACCAGCGCATCGCATCAACAGAAGTGCACGGCGTTCGTGAAGTACTCCTAGGCGACGACACACGCCCCGGCCTCCTGTTCAACGCCGCCTTGATGATCCATGGCGTGATCCCGCCATACGGCAACCCGCGCAGCATGCTCTGCCACCAGAAATTCTGCCCCCGATTTAATAACTGCTTTTGGAGAAAGTAATCAATGAACACCACCACTCAAACCAACACCACCGACTTGGCCAAGGTACGCGAACAAAACGCCGTAGCCAACATGAAACCCAAAGAAAAGGTGGCTTACTTCCTGCGCCAGAAACAAGGCGAGATTGCCAAGATGTTACCCCGGCAAATGAACGCCGAGCGCCTATTGAAGGTTGCTCAGATTGCAGCCACCACCACCCCAGCACTTGCTGAATGTGATGTACCCAGCCTTGTAGGTGCCATCGGCCAGTGTGCACAAATGGGCCTTGAACCAAACACCGTACTTGGCCATGCGTACCTGGTGCCATTCAACACCAAGCGCAAAGACGCCCAGGGCAATGAACGTTGGGTGAAATCGGTGCAGGTGATCATCGGTTACAAGGGCCTGATTGACCTTGCCCGCCGTTCCGGCCAGATCGTTTCAATCGCAGCCCACGAGGTGTGCGCAAACGACAAGTTCGAGCTGGTGTATGGCCTCGATGAAAAGCTGAACCACATCCCGGCGATGCAAGACCGTGGCGGCGTGATCGGTTTCTATGCCGTGGCCAAGCTGAAAGACGGAGGTCACTGCTTCGAATTCATGAGCACGCAGCAAGTGACAGAAATCATGAAGGCCACGCAGAGTAAAGGCGCTTATGGCCCTTGGAAAGACAACTTCGTGGAGATGGGCCGCAAGACAGTGATTCGCCGCTTGGCCAAGTACCTGCCCTTGTCAATTGAATTTCAAACAGCCGCCGCGCTCGATGGCATGGCCGATGGTGGGAAGGATCAACACCTGGATGAAGCCTTTGAAGGCGAATACAACATCATCCCGGACGATCAACCACAACTTGGCTCGGTTGATGAATCAATTAACCAATCAACTGGCGAAATTACCCAACAGCCTGCTCAAGCTGAAAGTAAACCCTCAGCGCCTGAAATGACCGCCGAGGAAAAAGCCGCCATTGCAGCCAAAGAGCAGGCCGAAGCCGAAGCCGCCGAACAAGGCCAAGCCGAGCAAACCACCAGAACCGCGCGCACACCACGTGCACGGCCTCAAACCAGCATCGAGTAAGCGACATGAGCCAAGTACAGGACATCTATAAAGATTCTGAATTTGAAGTACTGCTTGATGACGCTCAAATGAACGCAGCCAACGACTGGGAAGAAACCTTCGTATCTGACCTGGCTGAAAAATTCGGAAAGTTTGGGCGGCGCATGTATCTCAGCGAATCCCAGAAAGAACACCTTGAACGCATTGCCAACGACAACTAACTGAACAGGAAAAAGACAATGAACGAACAAATGAAAGAAACCCTGAACATGACTGCCCAGAGTATTGGTAAAGACCTGCTCAGTGGCTTGGTGCAGGAAATCAGACTGCTGCCCGATGTGTGGGTCAAGATCCCCAAGGCGAAGCAAGACGACATCATCGAGCGCCTACGCAAGCGGGTAGACACAAACGTGCGCATGGCAGTGCACCTGGTTGCATCCGAAGGCCGTACCGTCGTGGCCGGTGACCTGGAACAAATCACGATTAAGGATGGAGTGAAAGCAGTCTGTAAATTCAGCCAGCACGCACCTAACCTGCATGAAATGTTCGACGCCGCTGGCAAGGCAATTTTGTTGGTAGTGGCCAACCCCACCGACCACACAGGCGGCATGGACGAAATCAAAGGTGAAAGTGATCAACGCGCCATGGATTTGGGCAAGGAATACAACCCCAACGGCGACGGTGAAGGCATGGATGAAGGTCATGTGGTGGACGCCGAATTCACCGAAGCCCCGCAACTTGGACATGAGCCATCAGAGAAGGAACGAGGTGAACAATTCTTGGCAGGCTATGAGGCCGCAGCTGATGGCCAACCCGAGGCCAATTGCCCTGTTATGCACGGCAAGCTTTGTATTGCATGGGTGAAGGGTTGGAAGCACTGGCATGAAAGACAAGCATCAGAAGCTGCGCCCTCGCCCTTGAAATCAATGAGTGGCGAAGAGCCAAATGAGCACGGTTTTTACACATGCGAGCCCACGAACACCATTGAATTCAAGGCAAGAAATGTTGACCTAAAACTGCAATTCCTTGAGCTGGAAAACGGTTGCTGGATATGGAGCAAGTCAATAGAGGTTGGCACTTCTTTTCAAAGCAGCCCGCTCAGCGCATTAAAAGTTAAGTTTCAATCGCGCAATGAGGCGCTTTTGAATAGCCAAACATGGCTGCAAAACCACTTCAGCAATCAACCTAGGCCGGAAGGAATTACGTCAGCAGCGTTTGAAAAGCTGGCCATGTTCGTAGGTAACCTGCACAACCACAAGTTCGAGCAAGCCAGCAACAACCAAGACCAATCTGCAACTGAGGAGGCCTAAAGTATGAAGATCATTGCGTCTACGTACCGTGACAATTTCTTGTGCGAAGTAAGTGCTGATGAAATTGCAAAAATCGCAGGCTATTCCTACACGACAAGTATGCCAAATGGCTCTAGGTTGGAGGTTGGCCAAACAATTCAGGTTTCGAAGCTTTGGGATGCGCTCAGTTTTGTTCGCGATAGAAAAGATGAAGTCGCCAAGTGTGCAGCTCAGCTGAAAACAATTTCTACTCGCTTGAATTCGGTAAACGAAACTCTGGCCCAGCCAATTATCGAGGTGAAAAAATGAGACTCAACTCAATCGCTGTATCAAACTTTCTGCGCATCAAAAGCGCAAACATCGTATTCACCCACCCCGTGGTGCTGGTGGCAGGCCCCAACGGAAACGGCAAATCATCACTTGCCGAAGCGGTGAGAATGGCATTCACCGAAACGCCCACCCGCGTGTCAATGAAGAAGGACTATAAAAAACTGGTGCACGATGGTGAGAAGGTCGGCTCAATCGTCATCAGCCACAGCCAGGGTGAAACATCCTTTGTAGTGCCCAAAGCGGAAGGTGAGGGCCAAATCACATTGGGCGCCATGCCCTTCTGCCTCGATGCAAACCTGTTTGCCCGGCTGGGCGCGCAGGAACGCCGCGAGTTTTTACTCAAGCTGATGGGTGTAAAGCTGACACCCAAGTTTGTTATCGACGCCCTCATCACACGTGGAGTAGACAAAGAAAAGGCTGACCAGGTGGTGCCACTGCTTGCCGCCGGTATTTCCAGCGCACAGACAGAAGCCCAGGCCAAGGCGCGTGATGCAAAGGTGACATGGAAAAACGCCACCGGCGAAAACTACGGCAGCGAAAAGGCCGAGGGCTGGAAAGCAACGGTGCCGGAATTTGATCAGGACAAGATCAACGTTTTGACCGCAAGCATTGAGGATCTACAAAAGCAAATTGACGAAACCAATCAGCAGCTGGGCGCGGTCAAGTCACCAGGTGGCGACCTTGCAGACTTAGAACAACAACTTGGCCAAGCCCGCGAGAAAGGCACTCAATACGCCCGCATTCAGGACAAGTTACACATCGACGAAGGCCAGTTGGTTGAGTGGCAAGAAAAAGTTGCACAGGCCAAAGCGGCTGCCAGTGGCAAGCGTGAGGGGTTGATTCACGAGATGGCTTTCGCGCTGGCTGGGTTGACCAACGAGCAGCAGCCTTTGGGTGCCGAACGTGAGACGTACAAAAAAGCAATCGAAGTGCTGTGCGAATATGAAGACCACCACGGCCCCATTGAACAGCAATTCAACGCCGCCTTGGCTGCCAAGCTGCCCGAGTATGAAAAGGCTTTGGGGTTGATTCAAAACAGCGTCAACAACGGCAAGCGCGACTTGGCCAACGCTGATGCAGCCGCACAGCTGGCGATTCAGCTTGAAGAAAAAATTGCCTTGGCGAAAGACAGTCAGGCGCAGGTTGAACAGGCTGCCAAGCTGAACACCCAGCTTACTGAATTGCGAGCCGAACTCAAAACAAAAAATGACGCACGTAACGCCGAGTGTGAGAAACAGCGGCAAGCCGACCAAGCCACCTTGCGTACCGAGAAAGCCACCGCCGCCCATGAAGACGTCAAAGCATGGGAAGCCATCAGCAGCGCATTGAAGCCGGACGGTATCCCCAGTGAGCTGCTTGGCGCTGCATTGGAGCCATTCAACAGCATGCTGACTGAGTTCAGCGAGATTGCACAGTGGCCAGCGCTGAAACTGCACGACGACATGAGCATCACATTCGGTGGCCACGAATACGCGCTGTGTGGTGAAAGCCACCAGTGGCGAGTAGACACCCTAATCACCTGTGCAATCGCTGCAATCAGCGGCATCAAGTTTGTTGTGCTTGATCGCTTCGACTGTCTGGACATGCAAGGCCGAGCCGACGCGCTGGCGCTGATCGATGACCTGATCGCCAACGCTGACCTTGAATGCGCCTTGGTGCTTGCCACGCTCAAGAGCAAGCCCACAGGCCTGCCCGACCACGTGCAGGCCGAGTGGATTGAAAATGGTGTGGTGCAGTCCGCAGCTGAGCAGGTGGCGGCATGACATACCTTGCACAGGTCATTCGCCCTGCGCCCTGCTGCGGAAGTACCAAATGCATAGGCCGGGTGTTGGAAGTAATCAGAACGGAAACGCCTTCCATGCTTTTACTTTGTACAATTTGCTTTTCGCCAATACCAGACGGTTCGTCTTGCGTCGTTACTCCTAAGGGCGAATACATGCTCACTTCACGGGTCAAACGCTTGCCACCGCCCGAGGAAGAGCCCATCAATCTGGCTGTCAGCGAGGAGGTTGAAGCGTGATTGACTTCCAAAAGCTGGCTGAGACAGCCGAGTATCACATCAAGCGCGGAGACAACATGAGCATGGACCCAACAGTGGTTCGGCAAATGGCCGTGCGCCTGATTGAGCGTGACGAAAAGGTAGCCGAGCCAGCACAGGAGGCGGTGGCATTTCTTTGTGAATGGGAAGGTTGGCAGCAATATCACGATAAAACAGACCCCTTGCCAGAGCAATGGGATGACGCACCCTTGAAGGTCACGCCACTCTACACCACGCCCCAACCCACACCACTTGTAAGATTGACGGAGGATGAACTTGGAGATTTGTTTGGTGAAGATGAATACAAAGATTGTTGGCGCGTTGTCAAGAACGAAGACGGCACTGTTAAGGGTGTTGCGTTTAATCAAGAGTGGCAGCACAAGTTTTACGTACGGTGCATGGACGCAATGCAAGCCAAGGCACTGGCTATTTCCATTTTGGAAACAACCACACAACCCGACTCAGTGAATGAGCGGCTTTTGTCCGCAGCTGAAAAATATTTCACAGGCTATTGTCAAGACGAGGCTTCAGATTTCGGCGTAGAAGACACCGGGTGCACGGACGATCAACACAAAGACGCAGCCGAGTTACGGGACGCAATCGCAGCCGCAAAAGCGGCGAGGGGCGGATGATGGAACCCAAGCACGTTTTATTTGCAATTTTGGCCACTGCATGGGTTGTGGTTTTTTCAAGCCTTGCGCTTATTGGGGTTTAAAACAATGAACATAGAACAGAAATTGCGTGATCACTTACGTGAAGTTTTGGAGTATTGCGAGCAACTTGGCTACGAACTTGGGTT